CATCGTGATGTGGTGCGCCGGGGTCGCCAAAAGTGCCAACGTTCTGGTTGCGCCAGCGTGCGCCCAGCGCGTCACAGCAGTCCTCGATCAGCCACAGGTTGTGCTTCTTGGCCAGTGCCGCTATCTCCTCCAGGTTGAAGGGATTGCCCATAGTGTGGGCGATGAAGATAGCTTTGGTCTTCTCTGTGATGGCTGATTCCAAATCCTTGGTGGCAATGTTCAGGGTTGTGTTGATATCCAAGAACACTGGCACAGCACCGAACTGGACGATGGGGTTGATGGTCGTCGGGAACCCGCAGGCCACGCTGATTACCTCGTCGCCCTTCTTGATAGCCCTGTCTCCCAGCTTTGGGGAGGTCAGCGCCATGAACGCCACAAGGTTGGCAGAACTGCCGCTGTTGACAGTCCTGACGGCCTTGCTGCCGATCCAGCGGGTGAGCGTGTCCTCGAACTCGCGGTTGAAGGAACTGGCTGTCAGCCAGCCCTTGTCCACGGCTTGGTGCATCAGCTCCTTCTCCCGGTCTCCGATCACCTGACCGGAGGCTGGGATGAAGGTTTCACCGGGCGTGAAGGATATGGTCATACTTCCTCGGCTTTGGGTTGGGGTGTCGGCTTCTCGGTCAAGATGCCGTCGAACTTGTGAGTGCCAATATGTGCAAGCTGCGCCCACGGTGCCGCCCAGACAGTACCGTTGCACTTCTCGCGCCAGATCTTGCAGAAATGGTAGTCCTCAGACAGCAGGCGCTCACCGATCGGCTCAATGCTGGTGGCGAAGAACTCATGGATACGGTCTGCTCCGATGGTGCCGCCTAGGTCATTGGTATCGTTAACGTAGGTGGGGACATGATCCTTCAGCTGCTCAAATACTTCCCGCTTGATCAGCATGAATCCAGTGCCGCCGTTCCAGATTTCCACGGGCTGGCTAATGTCTACGCGCTGCTCGCCGGCATAGTCTTTCAGGTTTACCACGAACGATCCGCTGTACTTGCGAAGCTCATGCGGAGGCACGCCAGCCAGAGCGGCAGCATGGATCTGGCTCCAGTTGATTTCTTTCTTGGGGTATATCCCGCAGATGATGGGCTTGTCTGCCAGCAGCATCGGAAGAACGTCATGCGGATTGAAGTGGATGTCTGCGTCGATAAACATCAGGTGGGTAAAGTCTGTCTTCAAGAACCCGTGTGCTAAGGCGTTGCGGGCGCGCTGGATCAGCGACTCGTTGAACAGGAAGCTGGCAGCCATGTCCACTTTGTTGTCCCGCAAGATGTTCTGTAGCTGCATCATGGACTGTGCAAAGTAGCCGTAGCACTGGCCACCGTACATAGGTACTGATACAAAGAGTTTTGCCATGCGAATCTCCTAGAAGTTAAAGATCTGTTGTTTAGCCCACTCGAAGCCTGGGCGGTTCTGCTTCATCCACTCGTTATTGCCGATGAATTTTTCCTTCGTCATCCCTCCAGTGCCGTCGTGGGACAGCCGGTAGACAGATGTGTGGCGGCCAGATGTGCCAGCCCTGATCCTGTTACGCATTAGCTCTGCTTGGAAGTTGCGGTCTGAGATAATTGGCACGTACCACGCGAAGCCATACCTGCGGGCAACCTCAGTCCTGACCACGTAGCAGGAGTTGTCCACAAGATAATGACCGTGAGAGTTTGGATGGCAGCCAAGGGACTCGCAGTTGTCGTCGCATATCCAGTTGCCATCGTTGTCCACAATCTTGCGCAGGCTGTACGCCCAGCCGAGGTCGTGCTTTTCTATCAGGCCAACCAGTGATTCGATGTGGTCAGGCTCGTACCAGTTATCGTCGTCGAGGTAGCAGATGATGTCTTCGTCGATGGCGTAGGGAGCCAGAGCAAATACAGGAGCCATGCCATAACCACCGCCACCGTTAGCGCGAGGTAAGTGAACGGCGACCGTATCATTCGCCAGATGAGGGACGGTCTTGTCGGAATAGTCTGCACCGTGGATGAATACGTAATGCGTAGCCTTCCTAGTTTGATCCTGAACACTTTTGATAGCCCTCGTTATAGTTGATCTGCCTTGTGTGCTGGTGACTACTGCCACGGATAAACTCATCGATGCTCCTCTATCAGTTTGTATAGCTGCTTTACTTCCTCGTCACAGTCAAACTGGTTGGCCTTGTCTGACCGGATGAAACTGTCTATCGCCTCCAGGTATCCGCAGTACGTGGCGTAGTCCATGTCCCGCAAAAAGTTGTACAGCTCCTTGTACGACTTAAATTGCCGCATGTCTACGAAGCATTCGGGCGGGATGTGCTCGTGGATATTGGGCGCTCCCCAGTACACAGGCACGATGCCGGCCATGAAGGCGTCAAGTATCTTCTCGCTGATGTATCCAGTAGCAGTGTCCGTGTTCTCAAACGTAATGGCAAATTTATAATTGCTATAGGTTTGCAGTTTGTGATTGGTAATTCCTTTGTAGAACGGGATGGTTCTGATATCCCACCCGCGTCCGTACAGGTCGAGGTCAAAGATGGCGTTGTCCTTGAACCACTGGATTAGCTCTATGCGCTTCTCGTACAGGCTGCCGGTGATATTCTTGGCGGTCTGGATCATGACTGCCAGCTTGTGGGTGAAGAAGTCTCCCCGTGATTTCTCGCACGGCCAGCGGTCTTTCCAGTCCACGGTGAAGTTGTGCTTCTCGTAGCCCTTCCTGATGGTCAGCTTATCGTCCCATGTCAGCACCCGGCTGAACTGATCGTGGTAAGCCTCGTCCCAGTTGTCCGGCAGGATCAGTGGCGGTTCGTACAGGATCAGGACTTTGCTGGCACCAGGTACGTCTGGCTCTATGCGCGGGCGATCCATGTAGATCACAAGGTCTACGACATGCGGGTCTACTTGGTCGAGGGTGTACATCTCTATGCCGGTAGATGTGCATAGCTTGTACAGCTCGTTCCAAGACTTCAGCAGGTTGTGACCGATGTCGCTGTTCTCGTTCTTGAACAGGTAGCCATTGGTTGTGATGAACTCATAGTGGTTATGGACTGCGACTCTCATTTGCTGTTTTTCTCCCGGAGCTTCCAATCGGTGCGGTTGATGGCATCTCGAATTGAATGCGATGCTTCAACTAATTCTTCTTGTTCTTCATACGTTATCCCAACCCATTCTTTCTTTTCTGGGAAATAATACTCAGCCTTTACATAGACCACCCTGTCTGGGTCTGCCGGATGTTTTTTAAATGGCACTGTTTTTCTCCCGGAGTTTGGTTTCAATGGATTTCACACATTCCAACTCCCAGCCAACAGGCCCCCAAAAATCTTTCTGTTGCCGGATGACTTCTTTTCTTTCCTCATCCGTCAGCCCTTGCCATTCGCGCTGTGATGGGGCTGTATAAAGAAATTTCTGGTCAAGAGATGTGGTGTCTACGCCATCAAGGAAAACTACGTGCGGGTAGTAATCCTCTGCCACTTGAACCTGCGCCACCGGCTTCTGTTTTAACTGCTGTGGTGGGGCGGTGTAACCTGCATCGTAATAATCAGCTAATGCGTTTAGTATTCCCTCGCAATCGTTGGAATCAAGCATGTAATTATTATCGGAACAAGCATCGTCATAAAGCTGCACAACTTGCGCTGCATGTCTTAGTGCTGCCGCCACCGGCTCCTGCTCTGGCTGCGTTAACCTATTGGCAGACGGCTCATCAGCCGCTAGTGCTGCGCGGAGTGCTTCTATTGCTTCCTGAGACTTTGCTACCGCCTTTTTTAAATACACAGAACGCCTGTACCATTCGCCATGCTGATCCATGTTTTGCTGCATCTCCCAGCTTTGCGAATCTGCCGCATCAATTAACGCATCCAGCGCCATCTGCATTACTTCTCGTTCTTGTGGTGTCATTCTTCTCCCCTTCGTATGGTCGCCGCTATGTCTGGGCTACCCATCTCCTCACATACTCTCGCGCACCGCTCCCGCTCTTGTGTTGCTACCATCTTCGAGAACTTGCGCATCCAAGCCATGGCCGCTGAGTCAGGGGCGTACACCAGTCCCTCTTCCTCGGCGGCTGCATTGGCCAGCTCAAAGAGCTTCCGACTCATCTAAACAGCCAGTCGAACGCCGCTCGCAGAATAGTCAGCGCCACCGCTATGGCCGTGTAGAACAGGATGATCCACGCACCCACGTCGATCGACGACAGGTACTTCTCGTGGATATGCTGCCAGCGGGTGGTGTACTCAACTGTTGGAGCCTCGTCGCTCACTGTCCGGTAGAACGGTGCTACGTACGCAGAACCAATCTTTGGCGGATCTTCCTTGATGAACTTTCCATCTCTCAGCATCTTTGCCTCCTACGTGTTATTCCTGCCAGCCCGCATCAGGTCGCCGGCATATACGTGTTGTCCAACATGGCGCAGCTCTATTGTCGGATCAGCAAAGATTTTACCGCCCTCCTTCTTCCACAACTCGCAGAAGTGATAATCCTCTGACAACAGCAGGCCAAGCTCGGTAATACTGGTGCCAAAGAACTCGCGCGTGAGCGGTGCCAGGAACTGCCCGTTAGCAGGGTTGGTGATCAAGCTGGTGCGATAGGTGGGAACCTTGAATCGCAGGGCTTTAAACACGTTCCTGTGGATCATCATGAATCCTGTGCCGCCATGCAGGACTTCCACCAGACCTTCATCGTTTAGTGGGACTTTATCGCCATCATCGGCCACGGCGTTCAGAACGTAGCTACAGCCGAAGTTCTCAATGTCCTTCTCGCCGCGAAGGGCAGCCTCTCGGATCCTGTCCCAGAACAGGAACTTCTTGGGGTACACGCCGCAGGTCACTTCCTTGCCGTGCTCAAGCAGACGGTAAATACCATCGGTAGGGAACCAGATGTCGGCATCAATGAACATCAGGTAATCGTCCTGAGTCTCGTCCAAGAAGTACCGCACGATCTCGTTACGGGCGCGAGTGATCAGGGCTTCTTTGTTCATGAACTGCCAGCGGGTGCGGATACCCTTCTGCTCAAGGAAGGACAGGTTCCTAGCTAGACTATCTACGTACTCCATGAACATAGCTCCGCCGTAGGCAGGGGTGCCGATCATGATGGTTGGTCGCCCATCAATCATCCCTGCCCCCTTGCGCGGATATCTGCAATAATTTTCTGCGCTATTCCCTCAATCGTTGCGTGTTGTTCAGCTATGTCGATGCAAGCTTCACGTTCAGCCGCTGCCACTAGAACGGCAAAGCGTTCAAGCTGTTCATGGTCTAGCATCACGCCCCAACCGTCAGGTTGTCTACCGCCAGAGGCTTCCTCCGCCATGCGGATAATGTCATCCCTGTTCATTCAGCATCCCCTCCAGCTGGTCGATCAAGTGATCCGCTATCTTGCGGTCATGCACAGACACAGTGCTAGCTAGATCATCCTTGTGGATCATGTCCATGGCATCCCGCAGCCCCTGCTTGTAGCCGCTGGAGAACTGGTCGCCGCCTTCCAAGATCATGGTGATGGCATCGCGCACGATCTTGCTGGCCTGCCGGCTGCGAGCCTTCTCCTTCAGCGCGGTGTGTACGTCCTCAGACAGGTAAACCGAGTACGGGACTAGCCGTTTCGATCCTTCCATGACGCGAACTCCTGCTTTAGACCCAGCATCTTTTCCACCGCCTTTTGACTCTTTGCTATGTCGGCTCGGCTTTCTACGTGCAAATACCCCTTCAGCCATGTCGTGGCCTCCTTTTCTGATTTCTCAATAATCTCGTTTGATTCGTGCAGGAAGTCCCAGAACTTGGAATCCCGGCACAGCATCCCTGATACCCGCACCATGTCCTTGGCCAGCTCCTGCTCGCGGTTCATGGGCTTCTCTTCCTCGTTCAGCCTGACCATGACAGTCATGTACCGTGCGCCCACGAAGTCCCGCATGATCCGCTCGTCCAGGTCATCAGGGTGAATCCGCAAGGTCAGGATGTAGCCGGAGTTGTCCTGCTTGATCCCTACCTTGACGGCCTCGAAACTGGGGTGGCTACTCTCCATCTGGAACCTCTATCAAATCCACATACTTGCCGTCTGCGTGTACAAACCTGACGCCGATCAAGTCTTCGTTCTCATCGTAGTAGCAAGAGAGCATCGAGCCGTCCAGCCATGGAGACCTAGAGTGAATGGTGGCGGCCTTCTTGACCGGCACAAAGAAGTTGGTTGTCCACCTCACTCGCTTACTCCGTGGCTCCCGCTGGTAATCGTACAGTTTGATGTCTGGCATCAGCTTATGTCCTCCACTCTCAACACGTACCTTCCCTTGCTGTTCTTGCCCCAGCCGTGGACTTCGATCCTGATTCCGGCGTCGCGCACCTTCCCAACGGTGTCAGACTCTTGGATCTTCCGTATCCGCTTGGAAACACTGGTGCTGTCTGTCACCTGCACTGCGAGCACCTCGTCCTTCTTGATGGCCAAGATGTCGCACCACGTCCACAGATCCTTGCGCTGCTTTGTGAAACTGTTAAACCGCTCGACTACCTCCGGGTGGTATCCCTGCTCCCGGAGATACTCAAGGCTGCGCTGGGTGGGTGACTTGGTTGCCATGCCTATTCCGCCGGCTCATAGGTGGCTTCAAAAATGTCAGGCTTGCATGGGTAATGCTCGCCTTTGACGCCTGTAATGATCCAGTCTCCGGGCGTAACGATGTGCCAGCCTTCAAGTGTTTTTATGCCGCCGTGATAGCCGACTTTGAATTCTGGAATATTTGTGTAATCGGGAGGAGCCCACAATACCTCAGGATGATCGCCCAACTCAAACCACTGTGTAGCCTCAATGACTACGGGCTTCTTGCGGAATTTCATTGTGTCTCCTAGAACGGAATCGGGTCATCGCCGTCGTCCACTACTTGCGACGGTCTGGCCGGCGGGGTGGTAACGTTTCCATCTGGCTTCTTCCAAGTGTTCACCTTCAGGCTGAAGTACGTACCGTACTGGCCATCGTTCTGCCAGCCGTCGAGCTTGATGGGGATATCGTCAGCATCCGTAGCCTCCAGCAAATCTTTAAGATACTGACGCTCCAGCACCAGCTCACCGTATAGATCTGGTGACTTCGGGTGTACCTTGCGCTGGCTATAATTCAAGCGCCCAGAATTTGGAAACTTAGTTGCCATCAAAGCTCTCCTTGTAAGTCTTGAAAGTTCCTGTCAGCTCTGCGTAGGCATCAGAAGCCTGCTGCTCAATGATCTTGTAGATGTTGGCATTCGTGCGCCAGATGTTCATGACATCATCTTTGCTCGCCGCAGCATCCAATGCTGTAACCGTAAGCTCAACCACCACCGCGAGCCAATCCTCGAAGTTCGTGTCAGGTTCTGATGAGACCTTAAGATTCCACTCTCCAGCTTTTCCCTCCACCTTTTTAGGAGCCGCAGCGGTAGGTTTCGGCGGCGCTGCCGGCGTAGCTTTAGGAGCCGCTTTCGGCGGCGCAGACGCTGTTGCTGCGTTTCCATCATCATCCTCCGGGGCAATAGAGCAGGCTGCCATCAGGCTGTACCTGCGGGCGTAAGACAGAGCACTAGCGAATCCCTGCGGGTCATGCTTGGCTGCCGGCATGTAAAGGGATCCACCTGATATCTGCTCGCCAGACTCATGAATGAAGATGGTGGAAACTTTTACACCACCATCATGCTCGTCGGTTAGCTGCATCAGGTAGATTCCGTTATTGTTCAGGGCATCGATGACTGCTTCGACGCAGGCTGACAGGTCAGCGTACTTGCTACGGAAGTGTGGGTTGGTAGAGGTCTTCAGCGCAGGGCCGAACTCCTTCTGCGCTTTCACCAGTGCTGAAGCGATTTCTTTCATTGTTTCTCCTTATAGTTCAAACTTGTAGGCAGGCCGCCCAGGTTTCTTGCGTGGAGTGCCGTCCCTCTTCTTGCCGTACGGCGCATCATCGGACTTGTTGCTGTAGCTCTTGCGCATCTTTGCACCAAGCGCTCTAGCCAAGACAACAAGCTGCTCCGGGGTGGCGTCAACAATCTCGACGTTGATCTTCATGGCTGCCTCAGTAGCAGTTGGTCGAACACTGATTGCCGTAGCAGCACGTAGTACATGTAATCATGCGGCCGTTCTGCGTGTACGTGTGATAGGTGCAGCTTGCGTAGGCCAGCGATGCTGCGGAGATTGCCCAGATAGCGATTAGGTATTTCATACTTCCTCCTTGCGGTAGTTTTTCCACTGCTCACAGAACGGAGCCACGGAACAGAAGCTCTCGCATCTAGTCCTGCCGCCCTCTCTGGTCTCAATGAAGTGCGCTCCTTTCTGTTCGGCCAGGAACGCTTCGGCCTCCTGCTTGATGGTGAATACTTTCTTCGCCCGCTTGCCGCCTTCCTTCATGACAGCGTAGGTCGTGGGCTTCTCCCACATTTCATCCGGCGTGCACTCCGGCATCTTGCCGCTGACCGCTGCAAAGTTCGCTTCGTTGTGTAGGTTCAGCCTGGCGCTGACGTAGAACTCACGGGTGTCGTGATCCCACATCGGGATATCCAGCACCACGATAGGTGCCTGCGGATAGCCTTCTTTGACAGCCGCTTCTCTGCGGCTCCAGTCCCGCACGATAGCCACGATCTTCAGGCCAGAAACAGTCACGGACTTCGTGGTTTCTGCCAGCCATGCGTACATGTTGAGCTGGTCTATCCACTCGGTCTTCTCCTGCTGTACTGCCCATGCCGATGTGACCTTGTAGTCGCTGATCACCACCGTGCCATCGGGCTGGTATTCCTGAAGGTCGATAGCGCCGGAGATAGACCATCCTTGGAAAGTCGTGAACAATCGCTCCTCGACGACGTGGTTCTCATCCTTGCCGTGCTGGAGGATGTTGTGACAGGCGCTGCCGAACAGAGACCACACGCGGTCGGCGGCATCTTCCTCGATATCCTCAGCGTGCCGGCGGCGTAGCTGCACCAACTGGGGCGGAGACAGGATTTCTGTGACGCTAATCTCACTGTCGCCACGGCTGTATGTAGGCCGCTGTATGACGTTGATAAAAGTGTCAGGCAGGTTGAATTTATTTGTTAGGCGCACAGTTCTTCTCCTTGAGCTTGGCTTCAGCATCAGAAATAGCGTCCATCAAACCAATTGCGCCATTAACAATGTTGATCCTTTCTGCTGCCGTCAGACCCTGCCATTCGCGTTGTGATGGGGCTGGTGAAATGCCGCCGCCACCCGGTGTGCCTGGTAAAGGAATTGTAAAAACCCCGCTGGTGCCATTGACCACTACACAAGCGCCGCCTCTATCGCGTTCCTGTTCTGGCTGCGTTAGTGCTGCGTCATACGCTTCGATTAAACGCTGGTACGCAATCTCCGTATGATGCCTACCCTTAACTGCGATTAAATTAGCAACCGCTTCTCGTAGTTTTGTCATTGTTCCCTCCTTGCGCGAATAGCAGCTATACAATCATCAGCCCCAACTAAGTCCACACTGTCACAGTCTCTAATACACGCCTCATTCTCATCCTTGCGACCCTGTGCATAGGCGAGGGTGGCGAACTGCTGCGCGTAAATAATCTTCCAATCAAACTTATCGTCAGTCTGTCTACTGGCATACAAACCCGCCTCATTTGACCATTCTGTGACTTGCTCTTGTGTTGGCTTCATGGCTCCTCCACCGACATCAGATACTCTTCCCATACACCCTCCAGCAGACCTGCGGCCTTCATCAGCATGTCTACCAGTCCTTCGTACCTTGGATCATCTTCCAGTGCATCTGCGTACCCGCGCATACGGGCGGCCATGGTGTAGCACTGTAGCTTTCGCGGGTCATACATCATGTTTTCCTCGGCTTGGTTTCTACGCTGGTGCTATGAACTATGAAGTTACGCTGATGGCCAAGATCAACCATGGCTTGAGAAATAAACTTCGCCATTTCTTGTCTTGCGCTGTCGCTCAACGGATAAAAGCTGGCTATGCGAACAGCCACGATTACGTCGTCTGTAATTGCCTGAGTCATGTCACCCTCCCTAGATGTAGGAACAATACTAGTCCTAGATCTAGCACCTGTCAACAGGTAATTCATAACAGGAACCATGTGTTGCATGGACAGCAACGGAGGTGGAAACGTTTCCACCTTGCGCCTGGGTGGTAGGGGTGATACTGTTTGTGCGGGGGAAAGCCTGGCTATCACTCTCCTTCCGTGAATCTCCTCGGACTGGGTGTACCCCCACAGAATCTCACCACTGGCTTTTGAGGCGAGCCAGCGACTTTCCCCGGTCTCCGTGCCGGGGTCTTTTTTGCCACTGATTGTTCCTGTATACTTACCTGTGTTGGAGGCGCGGCGAAGACAGCGAGTCGCGGCGGACTGTAAATCCGTTCCTTCGGGTGAGTTGGTGCAAATCCAGCCGCCTCCACCAAGACGCATGGGCATTTGCTGACGGCCGACTGCACCACGGCCACGAGAGAGAGGCGAGTGTCCAGCCGTGTTGGTGAATGCGCAGGCTGATGCGCCTTGCAGCGAGTGCAAATGCGGGCGATGCGACCTGCCTACTAGGATTGCACAAGTAAAGCCGGAGTTCAGCACCGGCCACCAACAGCCTCTTGCATAGATTCTGTTCCTGTCCTATCATTGCGCCGTCAGAGGTGGCACTCTGTCATGCCTTGTCAGGGCAAACAAGTAACCCCAGTCAGTTTAGGTGGGGCATGTGTAGTTCAGTCGTATGTTCTCTGCACGACAGTAGAGATAAGTCCCTGACAGGATATGACTGAGTTGCCCATGCCAACGGGCCATGCCCCACCTAAGTTGTCTGGGGTTTTTCTTTTGGTGCTCTGACCGCACCTTCCGCGATAGTCAGAGAGCCTGCATGGGCTGCCGAAGAGAGAACACCGGCTACCGTACACCCCGGCAACGCCGCGCAGCCTGTCAGCGAGGGACTGCATAAGATTACGGAGACAGTGGTGAGACAGATCCGTGGTTGAAGCAATCGCTGCCTTCTGGGAGCCATAGCAAGCGACTGGACACGAAAGTGCCATGAGCAAGCGACCGGCAGCTAGGAACAGCAGGAATCATTGCTGGTCTGGGCAGGCGTGATACTCCAGTCGTGACCTCCGGTGAGGTAACAGCACGGCTTATCACCCCTGGGGAACCTATGGGAGATTGGGATGGGAGCGGCAAAAATTGGGATGGCAATGCTGTCTCGGTACATCAAGCGCAAGCTGGGATACGGCGCAAAGAATGGCGTAAGTCCGTATGACTTGGGTTGCAAGGTCTTGGCCATGGATGGCTATCCAAAACCAGGAAGCTACAAACCAAAAGCGTGGGTGGAAAAAAATATAGAACACATAGCAGCGGAGGCGCGACTGCATGTGGACTCAAAGCCTTATCAACCCCCACCAAAACCTAAGCCAAAGAAAAAGCAGAGCAATCCCAAAACGCTGGCATTTGTGGCAGGAGATTCTTTTCTCAGCACCTACGAATGGCGCAAGGTACGCATGGAAGCTTTGAAGAAGTACGGGCCGAAGTGCATGTGCTGCGGTGCTACGCCGGCCACTGGGGCGGTCATGAATGTGGATCACATCAAACCGCGCAAGCTATTCCCAGAACTGGCGCTGGAGCTGTCTAACCTTCAGATCCTGTGCCATGAATGCAACCACGGCAAAGGCAACTGGGATCAGTCGGACTGGAGATCGTAGTTTATTTTTACCATATATGTAATACATGGGTATTGACAGGAACCATGTGTTGACATATCCTAGATGTAGGGGTACAGTGGAATCCTAGATATAGGAGGGGAGATGAACCAAGCAGACTTATTTCAATTGGCACGTCGGGCTGGCGGGGAGGACTGGGGGATCTTCCGGGACTTCATGCCGGAGATAGAGCGGCTGGCTGTGTTTATCAGCGAGGCCGAGCGCGAGCGTGCGGCTATGATTTGCCACCAGCACAGGGACTGGCAGGACAACCCGGCAGAGGCGATAGCCACTGCCATACTTGGAAAATAAAAATGCGGCAGGGCAGGCAATGGATTGGCTAGGCAGGGCATGGAATGTTCCGGCTCGGCAAGGCACGCTAAGGATGGGTATGGGCTGTCTATCAGCGGATAGGGGATTTGCAAAAGTCCTCCTTCCGGTAATAAGGCAAGACCCGGTTCGGCTGGGTTAGGTTGGGCATGGTGAGTTTGGGTCTGATGAGGAGCTGCTGTGCAGCGTACAGGGGCTTTATAGAGGCTTCTGTGCGATGCGTAAGCATCTAGCGGTCGGGCACGGCGTGGTAAGTCACGGCGGGGCAAGCTGCGGTTCGGTGTGGTGAGGGTTTTTTAACTTAGGAGAGTGAAAATGGCAAAGGCAAAACAAGTATCAGAAGTAACCAACGGCGGCGCAGAAGCAATCGAGTACAGCATCCCGTACACGGCGCACATCACCATTGAGGGCAGCGCAGACTTCCTGTTCCATCGCTGGAACTGCGAGGCCGTAGAAACCAAGGCCAAAGCGGCCAAGAATTCCGCAGCCAAGAAGACAGATGACATCGAGTCCTACGTCTGGCGCAACGAGGACGGCGAGCTGTGCTGCCCAGGCGAGTACCTACGTCAGTCCATCATCATGGCAGCCAAGTTCAAGCAGGATCCCCGCAGCCCCCGCAAGTCAGCTATGGATCTAACCAAGGCGGGCGTGGTCAGCCTTACCAATCTTTCCACCTTCGGCAAAGAAAAATGGGACTACGAGGACAAGCGTCGCGTGGTCATCCAGCGAGCAGGCGTCAACCGTGTGCGTCCGGCAATGAAGGCAGGCTACCGGCTGGACTTTGATCTGATGATTCTGACGCCGGAGTATATCGACCGCCATTGGCTGCAAGACACGCTGTCCATGGCAGGCAGGCTGGTGGGTATCGGCGACTTCCGCCCCACGTTCGGACGATTCAATGTTGTGAAGTTTGATGTTTCTCAGGGGTAGGGAGAGGTTTGCAAGGGCACGTTTAGGTCGGGTCTGGCGCGGCTTGGTATGGATTACTTGAGGAGAAAATTTTGATTCAGTTCAATAGATACAGACTTGTGGATGAAACTCCAGACTTCCACGTCAAGTTCATCGCGCTGGTCAACGCCATCGTCCACGAGATGGACAACATTTACTACATGCACAACAGCATGGACTTGCTGCGCTCGCTGGCACAAAGCTACCCGCTGAACGAACGCCTGCCTGCGGTCGCTGCCAGGTTGTTCTTCTGGGGCAAGTGTGCGTGGGCTGACATCCAGCCTATGCTCCCGCGAGAACTACCGGCCACCTTCTTCTACAAGCAAGAGATCACCGGCTGCGTGGGCTTCGAGCGGGCGGCCAGAGAGTGGGGCATCAGCGAAGACAAGTGGCAATTATTCCAAGGCCTGGACACAGAGATGCACAAGGGATCGCTGGGTGCCGGTAGCCCTGTGTACTACCAGCCACGCAGCAGCGGGTTCTTCTCCGTAATCGAGAACATCATCGCCGCCCAGACAGTGGCCGAGATGGACGGTCATGACTTCTATGTCGATCTGTCAGGCAACTGGTGGAACTACGAAGAACCATTCGACGAGATATTCCCGGAGGCATTCCAGTACGGCAGCGGTGTCCCGCAGATGAGCTTTGATGCCTTCCGCAAGGTATGGCTACAGCCAACGGATTTGACCGCGTTATACCTTGCAGATGCAAAGTGCCGGGCGTACGACTACGTTATGAAAGACCTATACCAAATCGGCACGGTCGACGGCATGGAAGAAGCAGGCGTGATGTTCGTGCGCGGTGGGGACAAGCTGCAGACAGAGACCATCCGACCCCCGCGTGAGATGTGGTTCAAGGAACTGCGCTGGATGGCACGCAGGTGCAGCTCGCGGATCGTGCTGTCAGATGATGCAGAGTTGGCCGAGGATGTGTGCAACTTGGATGGGTACGCCATCAACGGCGGCGATCATGTCGAGGGCGGCTATCATCACCAGCCCGGCCGCAAAGTCAGCTGTCTGCCCATCATCAACAATTACCTGAAAATGGTCGAGGCCAAGGAAAACATGTCTTGCCCGTCAGCCAACATCGTCAACGCGGCACAGTGGAGCAGGTGCGAGACAGAGAACTACAGCCTCAGCAATCCTGTCTATCGATACCTTTTGATATAGGGGGAGCCATGGGAGAGCACAAGCATGCCAAAGTGTTGCGAGCCATCGCTGATGGGAAAGAGGTGGAGTATTGGAGCATTGAAGCTGGAGAATGGGCATCTGGAGGATATATAAACCCAATCACTTCCTACGAGTTGGAATGGCGCATCAAGCCAGAACCCAAGCCGCCGATAGTAGATGTGATACGCCTTCATTACGACAGTTTTATACGCGTTGATTACGACGATCCGGCCAACGTCCGTTTGACGTTTGATTCCGACACCAAGCAGTTAATCAAAGTGGAGTTGATATGACTCATGACGGAGAACCTGATTCCTATGAATACGCATCTAGGCTTGCAACTTGGATCTGGGAAAAGCATTACAAAAATGAATCACCACATTGGAAACCACTTAATGATCTATTGGGGGTGCTTACACAAATAGACAACATGACTACCGGCTTGGTTCGATCTCAGCCAGAGACAGATTACGAGGCTGAGTTTATAAAAGATTGGAACGAAGGCAAGGTGCGACGAGTTTCGGACGGCAAAAGAATGGTTTCTGAGTCAGAGCCGGTGGCGTGGATGCACATACAAGGAAATCACGAAGACCCGTGTTTCCGTGAATTAACTGAAGATGAAATAAGCCGAGGCTGGACGCAAAAGGCGCTTTATTACACCGCCCCACCGCAACGTGAGTTCATAGGGCTGACGGATGAGGAAATGATGATCGCAGCATTTCAGGCGGGTTTTGATGTGCATGAAGATTACGACAACGAAGACGATCCTGATGCGCTGCATTGGTGGTCGGAAGACGGGGATCGGTGTGACGATACTCTGTACAAATTGCGTGACATTATCTTAGCCAAGCTGCGAGAGAAAAATGGAAACATTTGAACAATTAACTTTGATCGGCGGCATCCTGATGGGCATGGGGATCCTGCTTTTTATCTTCGCGGCCACGGTCGCATTTATCCTTGGAGTAAATGATGAATCTGAGTCTTGACAAAATAAAAATTGACGGCGGTACACAGAGCCGCGCGAAGATCGATCAGGATGTGGTCGCTGAGTATGCAGACAACATGCGGGATGGTGCGAAGTTCCCGGCCATCATCGTATTCCACGACGGCGCAGAGTATTTTCTGGCCGATGGTTTCCACAGATACTTCGCTGCCAAGAAAGCCGGCAGCCCTGGTATCAAGTGTGATGTACGCGAAGGCACGTTGCGGGATGCAATTCTGTACAGCTTCGGAGCCAACGCTGACCACGGCCTGCGTCGCACGCCAGCAGACAAGCGCAAAGCAGTCATGGCTATGTTGTCAGATATTGAATGGCAAGACTGGTCTGATCGTGAGATCGCCCGCCAGTGCTGTGTCAGCCATCCATTCGTGGCAGCCATACGCAAAGAGATGGGCGCAGAGAAAACAGAAACTACGTTCAAGCAAGGTGGAAAAATTACCACCCGGCAGGAGAAGCCGAAGCAGGAAGAAGATCCTGTTGCCATTTTTACCGAGGCAGAAGTCGAACGCGAGGAAATGACGGCAGCAGTACAGAAGTTGCGAGAAGAGAATGAAGACTTGCAAGATCAGCTAACAGTTGCAATGGCGGCAAGCACGGATGACATTGAGAAGGAAAAAGCCCAGTCAATCATTAAGGATTTGCGTGCTCAGATTCGTTTGTTGGAGATAGAATTGAAGGCCGTCACAAGTTCGCGTGATCAGTTCCAAGCAGAGAACGCGCAGCTGATGAAGCAAGTGCAGATGTTGCAGAAGAAGTTGAAAAAGCTCGAAGGCAATTAACCACTAACCCCAAGCTGGCGGGTGTGCCAGCAGTGAAGGAGAGACAATGCTGCAATTACGGCAGTATCAGGAGGAAGCTCTCGCCCTCCTGAGAGAAGGATTTGCCAAGGGCCACAGATCCCAGTTGCTTTACATGGGGACAGGAGCCGGGAAAACAGAGGCTGCAATAGCCATGCTTGATGCCGCAAAGAAAAAAGGCAGCAAAGCGGCAATGATCCTAGATCGCATCATTCTGTGCGATCAAACATCCCGAAGACTTGAGAAGTACAAGATAGACCACGGCGTTTTACAGGCTGGTCACTGGCGATATCGCCCGTATGAACCAATACAGGTTTGTTCTGCCCAAACATTGGAAAAGCGTGGCAGCTTTCCAGGTCTCGACCTACTTGTTATTGATGAATGCCATGCTCAAAGGAAGCAGACTATCGAGTTCATCAAGAACAACCCGGAAGTTAGGGTGGTTGGCTTGTCGGCGTCGCCTTTTACAAAAGGGCTGGCAAATGTTTATTCCAACGTAGTTTCTCCGATAACTACCAAGCAACTTGTTGATCAAGGATCATTGGTTCCCTTGCGTGTGTTCATTGCCAAAGAAATAGACATGACTGGCGCAAAGAAAGTTGCCGGAGAGTGGTCGCAGGCAGAAGCATCGGGCCGTGGCATGAAAATTACCGGGGATGTTGTCACAGAATGGATTAAAAAAACCCATGAAATATTTGGTGAGCCACGCAAGACTATTGTGTTTGCTGCTGGCGTAGATCACGGAGCGCACCTTTCCCAGAAGTTCCAAGAGCAAGGATATAACTTTGTCAGCCTGAGCTACAGAGACGATGATGAATGGAAGCGGCAAGTAATTGAAGACTTTGCAAAACCTGATAGCAAAATCATAGGACTTATCGCAACTGACCTTCTGACCAAGGGGTTTGATAATGAACTGGTTAGTATAGGAGTATCGGCTAGACCATTTAGCAAATCATTTTCAAGCCATGTTCAGCAGATGGGCAGGGTCATGCGTAGCAATCAATCCAATCCAGAAGCCAAACCCTTCGCGCTTTGGATTTGCCATTCAGGTAACTACATCCGATTTCGTGAGGACTGGGAAGAGTTGTACGAGCAGGGCGTAGACAAGCTGGACGAAGGCAAAGAGAAGGCCAAGAAAGAACCCACGCAGAAGGAAAAGGAGGCAGCCAAATGCCCGTCTTGCTCGGCTCTCTGGCCATCGCACTCTGATACTTGCTACAACTGCGGCCACGTTCGTGAGCGCAAGAACAAAGTCATCGCGGTGGAAGGCGAGATGGTTGAGCTCAGTGGCACCGTCAGCCGCGAGAGCAAGCAGGCATTCTGGAATCAGATGGTCTGGATGCAGCGTTACCAAGGCTGGAGCAAGGGCAGGGCAGCGCATACCTACAAGGATAAGTTTGGAGTCTGGCCGAGAGGTCTGATCGACACGCAGCCGGAAGCCCCCACGGCAGAGACAAAAAAGTTCATGGACAAAAAACTACATGCGTTTTTGAAGAAGATAGGGAGAAGATGATGGCAAACAAGATACTGACAGCAGAAGAATGGCGGGATTCTGTCCAGCAAACATGGGACGAGGCCATCCGAGATTCAATCCAAGATCAGATCAGGGAGGCCGTGCTTGCCGAGCGCGAAGCCTGCGCGGAACTGGCTGCATGGATTTTGAAGATGCCTGAGAATGATGTGAGCGCCGCTATCCTCGCAAGGGTGAAGCCATGACACCAATACGCCCAACACTAGCCAAGCGCACACCGCGGGGCATGACAAAAGCGCACCTTGGAAGCAGAGAGATGCGGGAGTTTATCGAGGCCGAGGCTATCGACATCTTTGCCACAATGACGAACGGCGGCTGTACGTTTCAGCAAGCATTGGCGGCTATCTTTCTGTCAGGCATGAACGCAGCAGAGAACGCAAGGAGAGAACAATGACTGACAAACAACCAGATGCTTTGAGACTGGCTGACCAGCTTGAGCGTATGAGTCTGTCTACTCCATGGGACAAGAAAGCCGCAGCAGAGTTACGCCGCTTGCATGAGGTAAATGCGGAGTTGGTTGAGGCGTTGAAAGATATAACTGTTTGGTACTCGGCTAGAGACCCTGAAAACGAAATACTCCCAGCAATAAATCAGAACCCAGAAATTTACAGAGCAATGCAGGCACTCGCTAAAGCCACAGGGGAGAACAATGAAAGCCATTAAAAAAGACGGAGGGTTGATTGAACTTAAAGTTGGGCAGGCCACGATGGGCATGGCGCTGACTGAGGTTCGATTGAACGATGAGGATATTTTTTCCGTTTTAGAGAATCCTCAAAGCGTGGATTGGTTTCGGTGTCTGGGCACCCGGTTTGTGCCGCAGGGAGGGAACAATGACTGACCTACTGTATTTCTTCTCGGGCGGGATAATTGTTTATATGTGGGCGTTTCTTTTTGAGTTGGCCTTGTGGATAGCGAAAGGAAAAGACAATGCAGACTGACCGCGAGCTATTACAGATGGCGCTGGACGCGTTGGAGGAATCTAAGAAGCACCTTACCGACCATCTACGAAACAGAACAATCGAAGCACTTCGCGCCAGACTAGCGCAAGGTGAGCCGGAGCCGGTGAAATTACCTGATTTTCCTGAGCGTGAAAGCCTTGCTGATTTGCCGTATGCACAAGAAACGCCTGAAAGCTGGGATGACGACTACAGAGATATATGGCAGAAATTGCAGGTTGCAGAACGTAATAATGCGTTGCTTCGTAGGCACATTCGTGAGCTTCGAGCACTCTACACAGCTCCACAGCAGCCAGCTGTAAACCAGCAGTTGACTACTAAACCGGAGCCGGTATGCGACTGGTGCAAGGGGCTTGGTTATTACGACGAGGGTCATGAAAACGATGACGGCACTATGTCCGGCGGGGATTATGTTGAGTGCGAAAAGTGCAAGCCAAAACAGCAGGAGCCGGTGGCGTGGGGTGTGCCAAACACTAGGCCGACAGAGAAAGCGCAATTTATGATGCTGCTGCACAAGAATCAAGATGTCCAATATCCAGACAAACTTGTCCCACTCTACGCAGCTCCGCCACAGCGCGAGTTCATAGGTCTGACGGATGAGGAACGAGATGAAATATGTTTGGGCGATGAAGCTATTGCTCGCGCCATCGAACAAGCTTTGCGGAAGAAGAACAATGGATAGGCAATGTTCAAGTTGCGGTGGGTTTTGTAGGAAATCTGGATGTGAGCGAGAAAATGTAAAACCGAAGAAAAAATGGGTCGGTTTGCCGGATGAGTTTTACGAACGGCTGGCAGAGCAGCACGTTACCAATTGTTATTTCGACACATTGACGTATGCAAAAGCTATTGAAGCCAAGTTGAGGGAAAACAATGTCTGACTTCATTCAGTTTGCCCGCAGCCACGGCATCATCATCAATGAGTTGCCGCCTGTCGGTGTGTGGAAACGTTACCGGACAGAAGATCACCCGCGCAAGAAGAACGGCAGCGTCAAGTACATGGGGACGCATGGATTCGTACAGAATCACGCGCTGTCTACGGTCACGGCATTGTGGAAGCCTGACTCAAGCAACGGGCAGGTGCCCGACATGAAGGCCATCATCATCAGCCAAGCAAAGGCCGAGCAAGCCCGCAAGCGGTTGGCGACCCAGGCTGTCGGCAAAGCAGTGGCCATGCTCAATGAATCCGGGTATGCGACTCACCCGTACCTTGTTCGGAAAGGTTTTCCCGACGAAACCGGCAACGTGCTGATGATCGAGAGCAAGCCTGTCCTGCTCATCCCGATGCGCGTGGGCAAGTCGCTCGTCGGATTGCAACAGATATGGCCGGAGGGCGACAAGCGTTTTCTGTATGGGCAGAGGACAGCCGGTGCAACCTTCAGCTTTGACAATAAAGGAATCAATATCGTCTGCGAGGGATACGCGACCGCGCTTTCCGTTCGTGCGGCCATGAAGCAGATGAAGCAGCGATATCACATTCATGTGTGCTTTTCCGCTGGCAATATGGTCAAGGTGGCCGCTGGTCTGGAGCCAGGGCTGGTCATCGCTGACAATGACAAAAGCGGGACGGGACAGCAGGCTGCGGAAGATATAGGCTGGCCGGTCTGGATGTCTGATCGTGAAGGTGAAGATGCAAACGACCACATGCGGCGTGTCGGGCTGTTTGCTTTTAGTCAAAGCCTGACCCAATCAATGCTCAACATCAGTACGGGCAGGCATTACCAGCGATAGGCCGCCGTCTGTGAAGGGCTGAATGGCCGTCAGCATTTGCATTAGTTCGACGCCCATCGACAGGCAGCGATCACCCTGACCGGAGTAATCGGAAACAACCCTGACCTGGCCGAATTCATCCTCGATCAGGTACAGGGTGAACATGCGTTGATTATTCATTGGCGCAGAATAGCACGATATAAATTCTGATTATCACAATTGCAAGGTGGTAACGTTTCCACCTTGCATTATTGTTAAGCCTGACTCATTTAATTATTTTGCCTTCGTCGGCATCGCAAAAGCTGCAACGCCCGCGCCAGAATAAAACGCGAACTTCGCGGCACTCGCGGCAAGGAATGTCAAAAAGTTTGTGCATGATTCGTTGGTATTTCATCGGTCTGATCTCCTATGCGGTTACCGTCTGATCGCCTGTCGCGCGGTCGATGGCGGCGCGGGCGGCTTGTACTGTCTCGGTGTCGCTGTAATCGTCTATTCCGGCCTCGCAAAAATACTCCAGCATTCCGCGAAGGGCTGCCAGTAAATCCGGCGCGGCGGCGAACAGTCGGCCTATTTCAATCGGTATGCCAGCGGCCAAGGCATAATCGCCTGAGCCGATAGTGCAGGTTTCGTCGAAACAATCGGTAAGCCAGATGTTTTCTGGCGTTGGCGGGTATAGCATCTGAATTGCATCTGAATTAGGTTTCATCGTCTGATCTCCTGTTAATGTTTTAGATATGCGACGTTCTTGACGTCGGGGTTCCAACAAGCGCGGCAATCCTGGCACTTGCCCTGCTGGTCGGGGGCGGGGCAGGTGTAAGCGGTGGTCGTGACAACTGTGGAAGTGTTTCCGGTGTAAGCGGGCGGCGGTGCGTCAATCATCGCGGCCGAAAGTCTGACAATCAGGTTTTGCGGGAACTGGCCGAAAACCGTCTGATATTGAATCACAAGCTTTTTTCCCTGGTCGGTAACCAAAAGCGGAACTCTGGCAATTGCTCTGCAATCCAGACAATATCAAGCAAGTGTTGAAAACTTTGCAAGTCGCCCGAATCATGCCAGCGGAAATGCGGGTCGTCTGATCGTCTGATAAGTCTGACCATCGCATCGCGCCAGCTAACTGAACTTAGGCCAGCGGCGCGGCGGGCGTGGCCTTTTTTAACGTCGGGATAAGTGTAGTTATCGCGCATCGCGTAGCAGTCGGCGCATACGCTACCAGGAATAGCGGCCAATTTCTGGCCGATATTACAAAGCGCGGCCGATAGTCCATAGGCGCGGCCTGGTAACTTGCTCGGCTTGCCGAGTCGGCCAGCTATTGACTCGGCCAGGGCTACAGTCCAGCGGCTATCGGGCACTCCAAATAGGATTGTCTGCATGGTCGGCCTTATGCGGTGGTCGTGGCGGCGGTCGGCTCAAATTTTTTATAACCTGATGATTGGCCGTAGGTTTCCAGGTGCTGCTCTGGCGTGGTGTAAATGGGGTTTTTATTTGCCCACTGCGGCGCGTCTGCGGTTACATAGGCGTGGGCTTGTTCGGCGTTGATGTCGGCTTGCTCGGCGGCAATTTGCCATCCTGTACCGCCGGCCTGGCTCGCTTTGTAATTGCCAGAAAAATCTACGCAAAAATTCCATTGTCCACCGAATGAAACTGCGCGTTTTCCGTCGGTGTAAAAACCGTGGCGGCCATCGTCGCTCAGGTAAACCGTGTAGCCGAATGAGTGGAGTTTTTGCGCGATGTGCGCGATTAGTTCTTTTTTCATGGTCTTTTTCCTTCAGTCTAGGTTGAGGGGTTGCTGGCCGCGATTTATTGCGGTCGATTTCAGGCCAGCGGCGCAAGCGCGGCAAAAATAAGCTTTGAACGGTTCACCGTCCAAGTCGGCATAACCGCTGCTGCTGCTGGTTTGCTCGTTGCAAACAAAGCAGAAAAATTTAAACAATGGCGCGGGCGGGTTTATGCGTTGCAAGTTCATGGTCGGTTTCCTTTACCAGTTAGCGTCGGCCATGCCAAAAGCGGCGTTGAATTGTTGCCCGCGAAGCTCGGCGGCTTGCTTGCTCTCGGCGTGGTAAACCTTGCGCGCGCGCGGGTAATAGGCTATTTCGTCGCCTTTGTTGATTTTGCGGCCAGTTTCGGCGCAAAGTGAGGGAAAGCGGGCGCGGGTGAAATAAGGGTCGTTACGCATGGCGGTATCCTTAGTTAAGTTCAATTGCGGTTTCAAAATAATGACGGCTTCCATCGGTTTCGATCAGGCAAACGGGCGCGAGCGCATCTTCAATCGCGTCCATTGTTGACATGTCGATCGTTCCGTCCGGGTAAGTTCCGCCAATGTAGGCGGCGGTTGATGGTATCTGGCTGTAATCGCGGTAAGTTTTCATTAGTCGATCTCCGGTTGGGTGCGGGCAAGGGCGGCGCAAAACAGGCTTGCGCCAGTGGTAAGCAGTCCGGCTGCATGGTCAAGGTGGCCGACAGTCCAAGCGGCAAGGCAAGCTCCGGCCAGTAACAGGCAAAGGGCGCAAAGGGCGGTATTCAATAGGCGCATGGCAATTACTCCACAATGGCGAGCGCGCGCAGTACTTTGGGCGCGTCGGTCTTAACGGCGATTTCATAACCCAGGGCGCGAATATCGGCCAGGGCATGGGCGGTAATTGTTTTCGTGCCGGCGATTTTTGCGAAAAGCTCCGCGGCGGGGCAAGCGGGATAATAGGTTTCGAGTCCGTATATAGACTTCACGCGAATTGTGATTTTCATTTTGTAAACTCCGGTAATGCCCGGCGCATGGCCGGGCGGGTTGATTAAACAAGGCCTTTTGCGATCAGATCGAGCGCGAATGCTTCATGCTCCGGGCTGCTGCAATTAATCTCGCCGAGGATGTGATGCGGAGGATTGATATCGCAGTAAGTTTCCAAAACATCGAATTGCTCCCCGTAGTAGTTCACTATGTGGGCGCGGGCAATTGCTGCGGTCTTAGCAGTGGCGCGGATACGTTCGACGTTGCCGCGCTTGCGGTTGATTGCTTCGAACTCGTATTGCTTCATGTATGCCTCCATGTGGTTTGTCATGTATTGCACTCGGAAGTGTCTCATGTATTGCCTTCCTGTGCAAGCGCCTATTGCACAAGTTGTGCCATGCCGGAAAGCCAGTAAATGCGTGAACGCGGTGTAACAGGTGTTACAGTTTTTTGTAACAGGTGTGACAGGTGTAACAGTTACAGTGGCTATCGGAATTTAGGTTTTGATAGGTTTTGTTGACGTACCGGTTCTGTTCCGGGTAAATTGCGGGCAATAGCCGCGGGCGGTCGGGTGCGTTGCCTGGTCGCTGGCAAGCGAGCGCGAGCGAGCATCGGTACAAAATGAAACCTCCCAGCAGGAAACAGCTAAAGGAAGCAATAAAGGAAAAAGGAATAACTTCCGTCCTGAAAGTTCCCAAGTCTGCGATTACACATAAGCAGCGCAAGTTCGTGGAAGCTCTGGTGCTGGATGAGATGTCCGGCGCGGACGCATACAGGGCTGCATATAAAGCAGGTGGAACACCGAAAACCGTCGGGGATGCAGCGTCCAGGCTGAAAGCGGATTACAGAATCCAGGCGGAAATAGTTGCACTAGAACACGCTAAACAGGTCGCGGCGTTGCATACCGCTGAAGCTTTGCGCAGTCTCACCATTTCTACGCTCACCTCCGCACTCATTGACCCAGATGTCAAAATGGCAACGAAGATACAGGCTGCCAAAATCCTGGGACAAGTGACGGAAGTAGCAGCTTTCACCGAGCGCAAGGAAATAACCCATGTTCGGGACTCTGGCGCGATACGCGAGCAGATACTCGGCCAATTGAAAACGCTCATGCTGGCCAGTGATGATGCGGAAACAGTGGACGCGGATTCGCTGCTAGAAGAATTGGCTGGCCAGGAACCCCACCCCGAGGGCACGCCCCCAAATTCAGAATGGGACTCCGACTCGCATGAGCATACTATTCCACACGAACCCTCCCCATCTTTTTCCGATCCTGGAAACGCAGACCCCGATCCCAGCGAAGACCCCCCCTTGTCCTCGGAAACGCAGACCCACCGGGGGGATATTTTTGGGAAAAATGACGAGGTTACCAAATGAGCAAGTCACTCGTGGAAACGTTACCACGAGCGATTGAGATAAATCGGGAGATGGTGGCGAAGAGGCGGGACAGGACGTATGAAGAGTGTATGGGGTTGGATATGACGCCGGCGCAGAAGGAAGTGTTTTTGGTGATAGATGAGTGGTGGAAGCAGTACGGGTTTGGGCCGTCGATACGGGATATATGTGAGATACGTAAGAAGGGTGGGATGGGGAATACGGCGGAGATTATTGATAGGTTGGTGAGGTTGGGGGTATTGAAGAAGGTTAGGGGTAGCGGGCGGTCGGTGCGGCCTGTGTATGTGAATTTCAGGACATTGGAATGAGTCGGGACGAGGAGTTATTGCTGGAGGCTTTTGGGCTTTTGTACCAGGTGTACAAGGAGCAGAAGTCTGGGCGGCGGTATTTCCGGCCGGTGTCTATATATCCAACGTTGGCAAAGATACAGCGTCGGCTGGATAAGCCTGTCGAGCGTGAGGCGATGTCGATAGTAAGACAGAGACAAGAGGCCAACCGGCCGTGGGACGATAAGGCTTCCTACTGATGAGTAACGTAATTCAATTCCACGGCATCACCCGGCTGAACTTGGATCCGGACATGGTGCTGGAGAACAACAAGGGGAAGCTGGAGGGGCTGGTAATTCTTGGCTACGGCAAGGACGGGAGTGAGTATTTTGCTAGTACGTACGCTGATGGGAGTGAAGTTTTGTGGTTGCTGGAGCGGTGTAAGAAGATGCTTCTAGAGGTGCCGGATGGACTTGAGTGAACTGATATCCAAGCTTCCGCCGGCTGAGCAGGAGAAACTGCTGGAGCAGGTGAGCCAATACAAGGACGCCGTTGTCCGGGAAAAAGCTCAGAAGAAGTTCATGGCTTTTGTAAATGAGATGTGGCCGGGCTTTATTCATGGCCGGCACCACGCTATCATGGCCAAAAAGTTTGAGGAGATAGCGGAAGGGAAGTTGAAGCGGCTGATCATTAATATGCCGCCGCGACATACGAAATCTGAGTTTGCTTCCTTCATGCTGCCGGCGTGGTATCTGGGGAACCACCCTAATAAGAAGATTATTCAGGCATCCAACACGGCCGAACTGGCGGTGGGGTTTGGTCGTAAGGTTAGGAACCTTGTAGACAGCGAGCAATACGCAAAGATTTTTCCAGGGGTGGGCCTAAGAACAGATTCAAAAGCGGCTGGACGATGGAACACTAGCCACAATGGCGATTACTTTGCTATCGGCGTCGGCGGAATTATTACTGGTAAAGGCGCGGATTTGCTCATTATTGACGACCCCCACTCAGAACAAGAAGCCAGATTGGCACAAGGGGATCCGTCTGTATTTGATAGCGTGTACGAGTGGTATACCTCCGGGCCTCGGCAACGTTTACAGCCTGGAGGAGCGATTGTCATCGTGATGTGCATGACCGGCGATACGCCAGTCCTGATGCACGATGGCACTGAAAAACCTTTGCGCGACATCCGGCCGGGCGATGTTGTCGCAACCTTTGACAAAGGAAGGCTGTCGGTCAGCAAGATCAATAACTGGCGGTCAAGTGGTGTTGATTCCATATATAAGATACGAACACAATCTGGTAAGATTCTTCGTGCAAACGAGAGACATCCGTTTCTTGTGATGAACGAAGGAGTGCTGGAATGGACAAGGCTAAATCAGCTACGAGTGGGGGATTTACTTGTATCGTTGAAGGGTGCAACAGGCAATCTAGGTCAAAAACAAAGCCCGGAAAGTGCGGGCCATGTCAGGCAAAAGACAGCTACCACCGCAAGAACCCTGATGCACCGTATCGCCCACTTGGCAGCCACGGGAAGTGGAAGGGCGTTGAATGTAGTGTTGAAGGGTGCAACAGGCATGTTACAAGCCGTGGATTGTGTGCCAACCATTACAGGCAAGAATACATTCCTAAAAAATCATCAGAGGAAGCCAGAAAACACCGACTCAAACACCGGTATGGGATCACTGTTGAACAGTACGAAGCAATGGTTAAGGAGCGCAATAACCTTTGCGACGTATGTGGTCAGCCGCCAACTAGCAACAATACACGCGCCTACTGGAATGGCAAGCTCTGCATCGACCATTCCCATGAAACCGGCAAAGTCAGAGGGCTGCTCTGCAATGACTGCAACCTTGCCGTTGGATATGGGAAGACGCCAAGCATTCTTGAGCGAGCTGCATCGTATCTCCGACTTCACGGCGGATCCGATAGCGGCAATAACTTATGATGGCAAAGAGGAAGTATTTGACGTTGAGGTAGATAGAACCGAAAACTTCATAGCAAATGGGGTTGTAAGCCACAATACCCGCTGGTCAGACAAGGATTTGACCGGCAGAGTACTGAAATCAGACGCGACGGAGTGGGAAGTCATCGAATTCCCGGCAATTTTACCGAGCGGAAACAGCCTTTGGCCTGAGTTTTGGCCGATAGACGAGCTGTTAGCCCTGAAAGAAGAGCTTCCGCCGTACAAATGGAACGCTCAGTACCAGCAAAAGCCCACTGGAGAAGAGGGTGCACTGGTAAAAAGGGACTGGTGGCAGGTTTATGAGGGGGATCGAGCCCCGCCATGCGAGTTCATCATCCAATCTTGGGACACGGCGTACACAAAAAACCAGCGAAGTGACTATTCGGCCTGTACTACGTGGGGGGTTTTCCACAAGGACGAGGACGAAAACGACGTAAACATCATTTTGCTGGACGCTTGGAAGGGGAAAGTCGAGTTTCCTGACCTGAAAGCCAAGGCCAAAGAGCTGTATGACGAGTGGGAGCCGGATGCTTGCATCATTGAAGCCAAGGCGGCGGGTGCACCGCTGATATTTGAGCTGAGAAGGATGGGTGTTATGGTTCAGGACTTCACTCCGACGCGAGGGAACGACAAATTCGTGCGTTTGAACAGCGTTACAGACCTATTTTCTTCCGGTAAAGTGTGGGCACCCGACACCCGGTGGGCGCAAGAGGTGATTGAGGAGTTTGCCAGGTTCCCGAACGCGGAACATGATGACTTGGTTGACTCCGGCGTTCAGGCTTTGATGCGATTCCGGCAGGGTGGATTCTTGCGGCTTGGGTCGGACGAGGAAGATGAGCCCATGGGCTTGCCGCGCAGGCGCGTTTACTACTAAGGATGAATGATGGCCACAAATATTGATAAGGCTTTGTACCAACTTCCTGTTGGGATGGACGAAGACCTGATGGATGCGGAGCCGATTGAGATTGAGATCGAGGATCCGGAAGCGGTTTCGATCGGGATTGGGGATTTACAGATCGGCATGGAGATGGGCGAGAAGCAAGATGACTTCAACGCCAATCTGGCCGAGGAGATGGACGAAGGCGAGCTACAAAGCTTGGCCGGCGATCTGTTGGGCGACTTTCAGGACGACATTGACTCCCGCAAGGACTGGATGAAGACTTATGTTGACGGCCTTGAGCTGCTTGGCATGAAGATAGAGGAGCGATCGGAGCCATGGGAAGGCGCGTGCGGCGTGTATCACCCGCTGCTGTCGGAGGCGCTGGTGAAGTTTCAGGCTGAAACGATCATGGAAACGTTTCCGGCTGGCGGCCCAGTCAAGACAAAGATCATCGGCAAGGAAACTCCGCAGAAACGCGACTCTGCCGAGCGGGTTCGTGAGGACATGAACTATCAGCTGACGGAAGTCATGACTGAATACCGTCCGGAACATGAGCGCATGTTGTGGGGTTTGGGCTTGGCGGGCAATGCGTTCAAAAAGGTGTACTACGATCCTGCGCTTGGCCGTCAGGTGTCAGTGTTTGTGCCGGCAGAGGATGTAGTTGTTCCTTATGGCGCGAGCAATCTTGAGTCTACGCCGCGTGTGACGCATGTTATGCGCAAGACCAAGAATGAGTTGAGAAAGCTGATGGTTGCCGGTTTCTATCGCGACATTGATCTGCCGGATCCTGAGAACTCGCTGGACGATATTGAGCGAGAGATTGCAGAGAAGATGGGTTTTCGTGCAACCACGGACGATCGATACAAACTGTTGGAGATGCAGGTATATCTGGATCTGCCTGGATATGAAGATAAGGATGATGACGATGAACCGACTGGTATTGGCTTGCCGTACATCGTTACCATCGAGAAGACATCAAAAGAAATTCTGGCCATTCGAAGAAACTGGCGGCCAGAAGATGAGTCGTACCAAAAGAGGAATCACTTTGTTCACTACCCATACATTCCAGGCTTTGGTTTCTATGCCTTCGGTCTTATCCACCTTATTGGTGCTTTTGCTAAGTCTGGTACTTCTATTATTCGTCAGCTTGTTGATGCTGGCACTTTATCAAACCTGCCGGGCGGTCTTAAGACTAAGGGGATGCGAGTCAAGGGTGACGACACTCCAATTGCTCCCGGCGAGTTCCGAGATGTGGACGTCGCGGCTGGAACAATCCGGGACAATATCCTCCCTCTCCCGTACAAAGAGCCAAGCCAAGTCCTCCTTGGATTGATGAATCAGATCGTTGAGGAAGGCCGTCGTTTTGCTGCGGCTGCTGACCTCAAGATCGCAGACATGTCGGCCAATTCTCCTGTTGGCACAACGCTGGCAATTCTTGAGCGCACGCTGAAGGTTATGTCAGCAGTGCAGGCGCGTATCCACTACGCGATGAAGCAAGAGTTGAAGCTGCTGAAAGACATCATCCGTGACTACACGCCGGATGAGTACGACTACATGCCGGTTGAGGGCACGCCGCGCGCGAAGAAGTCAGACTACGACGATGTAGATGTCATCCCAGTGTCCGATCCAAACTCGGCCACGATGGCGCAGAAGGTGGTGCAGTATCAAGCTGTGATGCAGATGGCGCAGGCAAACCCGCAGATCTACGATCAGGTTGAGCTGAACCGACAGATGCTCGAAGTATTGGGCATCAAGAATATCGGCAAGCTGGTTCCCAGTGCGGAAGATCAGAAGCCGAAAGACCCAGTGTCCGAGAACATGAATATCCTGAACGGCAAACCCGTGAAGGCTTTCATTTACCAGGATCACGAGGCGCACATTACTGTCCATAGAGCAGCTATGCAGGATCCGAAGATCGCTGCGCTTGTTGGCCAAAACCCGAAGGCACAGATGATCATGGCTGCTGCCATGGCGCACATCAACGAGCACATCGCTTTCCAATACCGCATCGAGATCGAGAAGCAGCTTGGAGTACCGCTGCCGGATATGGACAAGCAGTTGCCCGAAGAAATGGAGGTCGAGGTGTCTCGCATGATGGCAATGGCTGCCACGAAGCTGTTGCAGAAAGATCAGGCGGAGGCAGCGCAGCAGCAAGCACAACAGGCGGCTCAAGACCCGCTGGTGCAGATGCAGCAGCAAGAGCTCCAGCTCAAAGCGGAAGAAGTGCAGATCAAGAAGCAGAAGATTGCGATGGATGCTGCGGCAAAAGCAGATCAAATCGAGATCGAGAAAGCCCGGATCGAAGCACAGGAACGTATTGCCGGCCTACAAGCAGGCGTCAAGGCAGCGTCCGAAAAGTCCCGCTTGGATGCGGAGATGGAAATCAAAGGCATCGAGGTTGGCAGCAGGATTGCCAAAGATCGCATGGAGATGCTTCGTCCACAACCGAAGTCAAAACCTAAGAAGGATTAAGTATGGACAAGACGCTTGAAGTACTGCTCAAACAGCTACGCGACAAGCGTGAACAGATAGTGGAGGCCGTGTCCAACAACGCGGCCAAGGACTATTCAGAGTACCAAAAACTTTGCGGGGAGATACGAGGCTTATCCCTGGCAGAGGGCTTCATTCTTGACCTCGCAAAAAAACTGGAGTTTTCTGATGAGTGAGTTTTTGATCGCCAGCCAAGATGGCGAAGTTTCAACGCTGCCAGAAACAGCGGAGGAAAAGGCAAGGCAATTGCCGGAGCCGACCGGGTATCACATCCTGGTAGGTTTGCCGGAGATCGAGGACAAGTTTGACAGCGGGCTGATCAAGGCGGATACAACCATCCACCATGAGCAAGTACTGGCAACGGTTTTCTTCGTAATTAAGATGGGCCCAGACTGCTACAAAGATGAAAAGCGGTTTCCCAACGGCCCATGGTGCAAGGAAGGGGATTTCATTCTCGCCCGCCCTAACACCGGCACCCGACTAAAGATCCATGGCCGTGAATTCCGCTTGATAAACGACGATTGCGTGGAGGCAGTGGTGCAAGACCCAAGGGGCATAAGCCGTGCATAAGTTTTGTTCAAATTGCAAAACTGAAAAACTAGTATCCGACTTTCATAAAGACCGGAGAGCGGCTACTGGGTATCAAGTTTATTGCAAGATGTGCAAAGCAGAAATGCAGAGGAATAGCCCTAACCGCAAAGCTGTGGCTACCAAGTACAGAGAAGCAAACAGAGAAATTTGCAACGCCAGATCTGTAGCTTCAATGAAAAAAAAGCGTGAGTACTATTCCAAAAAAGCTATGGAATGGCAAAAAACAAACCATGAGCATTGGTTGGAATTGCGGAGAAAAAATTATGCCGCAAATAGTTCTCGTGAAATTGAAAGGGTGCGTCGTAGGCAAGGTCGCATCAGGGGGCAACAGCAATTAACGGCGGGTCATCAGGCAGAAATTGACGGCATGTACATGTTTTGTCAGATATTCAAAGGCTTTGAGGTGGATCACAAAATCCCCCTAAATGGCAAAAAAGTATCTGGATTGCATGTGCCGGAAAATTTACAGGTGCTGCCGATACGGGAGAACCGTTCCAAAGGAAATAGGTTCGACTGTTAACAAAGGAGAAACAAATGGCAAACAAGATGGATGCTGATGAATTCAAGTTCCCGGATGAGGTAGACGAGCCGAAGGGTGAAGCCGAGGATTTTGAGTTCGAGATAGAAGATGACACGCCGCCGGAGGATCGGGACAAGAAACCGATGCCAAAGGAGATTGTGGAAGAGCTGGAAACTGACGAGCTTGAGGACTACTCGGAGAACGTCAAGACTCGCCTAAAACAGATGAAGAAGGTGTGGCACGACGAGCGCCGGGAGAAAGAGCGGGCCTTGCGTGAGCAGCAAGAGGCTTTGGCCTACGCCCAGCGGCTGATTGAAGAGAACAAAGCGCTGAAGGGCCGGCTGACCCAAGGTGAGCAAGTTTATGCTGAGACAGCCAAGACTGCGGCCGAGCTGGAGCTGGAGGCAGCCAAGAAGGAGTACAAGGATGCCTATGATCTAGGGGATTCTGACCTGCTTCTGGCGGCGCAGGAGCGGCTAAACAAGGCGCAGTTCAAGTTGCAAAAGGCGGAAGATTTTGTTCCGGCTAGACAACAAGAAGAAGTTGATGTACAACCGCAACAAATTCCAGTGTCTCGTCCTGACCAGAGGGCAGTTGCGTGGCAAGAGCGCAACGAATGGTTCGGTAAGGACGAGGAGATGACCAGTTTGGCTCTGGGCTTGCACCAAAAGCTGGTCAGTCAGTACGGGACTTCGTACCCCTCGACTGATGAATACTGGAAGAAGGTCGATGACACGATGCGTCGTCGGTTCCCAGAGTATTTTGAGCAACGGGATGATGCTGATGCGCAGGACACAAAACCCCAGCGTGAGAAAGCTCCACCTGTCGTGGCTCCGGCAACTCGCAGCACTGGATCTAAAAAGATCACGGTGAAGCAGTCAGCAGTCGCCATGGCCAAAAAACTTGGCGTGCCGCTGGAGAAATACGTACAGGAAATGCAAAAATTGGAGAAACGAAATGGCTGAAAACCGTACCCCTCGCAATATTGAGACTCGTGCCCAGGCGGAGCGTCCCAAGCAGTGGATGCCTCCAGAGCTTCTGCCAGAACCAGATAAGCAGCCCGGCTACAAGTACCGTTGGATCCGCGTGACGCTTGGCGGTCAGACTGATGCACGCAACATCTCGATCAAAATCCGAGAAGGTTGGGAGCCAGTCAAGATCGAAGAGCAGCCGCAATATCAACTGCTAGTCAACGGCGAAGGACGCTGGAAAGATTGCGTACAAGTCGGCGACGTATTGTTGTGCAAGACGCCTGAAGAGTTCGCGGAGCAGCGTAATCAGCATTACCTGCAACAATCCGAGCAACAAATCAAGGCTGTGGACAACAATCTTATGCGTCAAAATGACCCACGTATGCCGCTGTTTAAGGAGTCGAGTTCATCGACTTCAAGGGGCAGTGGTAGTTAACTTTTTGGAGTAAACGATGGCTTATCCTACTGTATCGAAGCCCTACGGGCTTCAGCCGGTCAATCTGATCGGCGGTCAGGTGTACGCCGGTTCAACTCGCCTGTTCCGTATTGCTAGTGGCTACGCTACCAGCATTTACTACGGCGATGTGGTCAAGATGAATTCTGACGGCACTATCGTCAAGGATACTGGTACTTCGACCGCGACACCGGTTGGCATCTTCCTGGGTTGCACTTACACGAACCCGTCCACTCAGCAAAAGCTGAACTACCAGTATTACGCTGGTGGCACAGCTGCGCCTGATATCCAAGCTTACGTTGTGGATGATCCCGACGTTCTGTTCAAGATGGCTGCTGTTTCGTCCGGCACTACCGTTGCTTTCTATAGCTCGGAGCAAGTCGGCCTGAACGCTGCGCTGGTTCAGAATGCCGGCTCGAACACCACTGGCGACTCAGCAGTTGCACTGAATGGCGCTTCGTTCGCCACCACTGCATCGCTGCCGATCCGCATTGTGGACATTGTTCCTGACACCTCGAATAGCGCTAATGGCTATTGCGAGTTCATCTGCAAATTCAACGCGCCCTACATTGTTTCGACGTTCACGAATACCTCGAACACTGTTACCTCGACGGTGACTGGTGGTCATGCGTATCTGAACCCGACTGGCGTTTAAGGAGTAAGACATGGCTATTTCACGCGCACAACTACTGAAAGAGCTCCTGCCTGGCCTTAACGCCCTGTTTGGCATGGAGTACGACCGTTACGGCGAAGAGCACAAAGAGATCTACGAGACCGAGACCTCTGAGCGTTCGTTCGAAGAAGAGACCAAGCTGTCCGGCTTCTCGGCAGCACCGGTCAAGAACGAAGGTTCGGCAATTCGCTACGACAACGGCCAAGAAGCTTGGACTGCACGCTACAACCACGAGACTATCGCTCTGGGTTTCAGCCTGACCGAAGAGGCCATCGAGGACAACCTCTATGACTCGCTGTCGGCTCGTTACACCAAGGCGCTCGCTCGTGCGATGGCGTACACCAAGCAGGTCAAAGCAGCAGCAGTCCTGAACAACGGCTTCTCGTCTAACTACCCAGGTGGTGATGGCGTGGCTCTGTTCTCGACCGCTCACCCGCTGGTAAGCGGCGGCACCAACAGCAACACCCCGACGACCCAGGTTGACCTGTCTGAGACCGCGCTTGAAAACGCAGTCATCCAGATCGCAGGTTGGACTGACGAACGTGGTCTGCTGATCGCCGCTCGTCCCCGCAAGCTGATTGTGCCCCCGGCACTTCAGTTCGTAGCCACCCGTCTGCTGGAAACCCAGCTGCGTCCGGGCACCAATGACAACGACGTGAACGCGATCGTTAACAACGGTTCCATCCCGGAAGGCTATACGATCAACCACTTCCTGACCGACACGAACGCATGGTTCCTGACCACTGACGTTCCCAACGGCATGAAGCACTTTGTTCGTATTCCTTTGCAAAATAGCATGGATGGTGACTTTGACACCGGTAATGTCCGTTACAAAGCGCGCGAGCGATATTCCTTTGGATGGTCGGATCCGCTCGGAATGTTTGCAAGCCAAGGCGCTTAAGCCAAAAGCTAGTAAACATGCGGTATTTGAGGGAGCTTCGGCTCCCTCTTTTATTTCCTCTTGCGTTATTGGTTTAGTTCAGGTACACTTCAGGTGTCACAACCAAGGAGGGTATATGGCTCGCGGAATCTATAAGATCATCAATGTGGTCAACAACAAGTTCTATGTCGGCAGCGCGGTAGACTTAAAGCGGCGTAAGACACGCCATTTCTCAGAGCTGCGCACCGGCAAGCATAAAAACCGGCATTTGCAGGCGGCATGGGTGAAGTACGGGGAACAGGCTTTTGTCTTTGTGGTCGTGGAAGAATTGCCAGATGATGCTGATCTGCTGGCGGCCGAGAATGTCTGGCTCAAGGAACATGTCGGCAAAGAGTATTGCTACAACTTGGGCGTAGACGCCACGGCTCCTATGACAGGTTTTGGCGGAGAGCTAAGTCCAACGTGGGGGTATGAACACACTGAAGATGCCAAGATAAAAATTGGCATGGCGGCCAAAGGAAGGAAGTTTACTGAAGAGACCAACAAGAAAAAGACAGCGCACCTTATCGGCAAGCCAAAGTCAGCGGAAGTCAGGGCCAAAATCTCCGCCACGCTATCTGGCGAGGGCAATTACTGGTACGGCAAGAAGCGTCCTGATCACGGGGCCAAGGTAAGCCGAACTGTCATTGCGATCGGGCCTGATGGCGAGACTGTGTACCCTAGCATAGCCGCGCTGCGCGAAGCTCTTGGCATCAAACCTCCCACGGCCAATCGTGCGCTAAAGTCTGGGAATCCCATTTCTCGCGGCCGGTATGCTGGCTGGAAATTTTGCTACGCGCAGCCATAGAATTTCTCTTGCAATCCCTGTCCTCTCATAGTATAAGGCTATGAAATCCGGGAAATCCGGTGCTTGCGAACAGTCCCGGCTGACGTTCATGCAGATCGCTTGCACCTAACTCGCATGAAGAGGACAATTCAATGGCTGTATCTACTACCCAATCCATCTGGCGTTCGGGCGGCGGTGACAATACCCGTCAAGCCTACTGTGGCACTGGCATCATGGCTGCTCAGTTCTATGTTGCTAACGCCGCTGTTGCCGGCAACGTTGTCGTTGCTTCCGGTTCCACTACCCCAGTTATTCTTCCGGCTAATGCTGTCGTTACGTCCGTGGTCATCACGAACGGCCTGACTTCGGGCACGATGAATGTCGGCTACACCACGATCGACGGCGCTACTTCAAACGCTTCGTTCTACGTGTCGGCTCTGGCTGCGACTTCGGCCAAGACTGTGACGCCTGGTGCGACGGGTGCTGGTGCTGGCATCGGAACTGCTGGCAGCGCGACCAAGAACTTCACCGTTACCACTGAGAGCGCAAGCTCGGCTGTCGGCGACGTTGCTGGTTACATCACCTACTACGTCATTGACCCTCTGTCTGGTCAGCAGAACAACTGATAGGGGGCCGAGATGGCTCAACAAACAGACGTAAAAGCCAAGAGTCTTGGCTCGTCCGGTGTGATATTTGAGGGCCGCACTCGCGTGAAGGGCATGATCATCGCCCCGACATCGAGTGCTGGTAACGTTACCATCGCTGACGGCGGCACGAACGTGTTTGCTGTTCAGACGGTTGCGAACGGTGAGGCGTTTAATGCGCTGATCCCAGCTGATGGCATCCTGTTCTCGACGAATGTGACGGTAACGCTGGTCAACACATCTGTGACGGTGTTCTATGGCTAAGAAGACCCCATCCCTTGCGATCGGTCGTGGAGAGAAACTCCCGGTATCCAAGGGTGCGGGGTTGACGGCCAAGGGACGAGCTAAGTACAACAAGGCAACCGGCAGCAATTTGAAGGCACCGCAGCCGGAGGGTGGGCCACGCAAGCGGTCATTCTGCGCGCGCATGTCAGGAATGCCAGGCCCGATGAAAGATGAAAAGGGGCGGCCAACAAGGAAGGCTGCTTCCCTGAAAAGGTGGAAATGCTAACCGTGGATATCAATCTTGTCTGGAATGGCGCGCTATCGCTGTTTGTGGGCTTGTTTGCGTACATCGCCCATGAAAAGTTCTCAGAATTGGCTCGTATCACGATTCTTATAAACAAGACTCGTGAGGAAATCGCGCGGGATAACGTTACCAAAGCAGAGGTCGATCGCATTACCGATCATATTGACCAGCGGTTCAACCGGCTTGAGTCCAAACTGGATCAGCTGATTGAGTCTAACAGGAGAGTTTTATGAAGCGCAAAGTCAAGCGTTACGCCGAGGGTAAAGAGGTTGAGATTGAAGAGCGATCGACCAAAAGCCCAAGATTGATTGCTGAAGAAAAAGCTAAAGCTCCTGACGATTATGCTGGCTTGGGCGGTCGTGCGCGAGCAACTTCTCCGTTTGCTGGCCCGAAAGAGTACATCACCGAGTCCAAGGAGACTGAGGTTGAGTCAGAAGCCCCCAAAGGAATTGCGGCTGGTTTTGATGCCAAGCGTTATCTCGAAGAATCCGAGTCCAAAGGCGTCGGCCCACGTAGCGAAACCAAGCCTGCTGTGGCGAAAAAGACAGTCAAGAAGGCCCCAGTCAAGCGTGCCAGCCAGTCCTTCGGTGTAGATGAGGCGGGTATAGAGTCGCGCCGCAAGACATCTATGTCAGACGCCAAAGAGCCTCCGTTGGTTAGGGTTGGCAGAGCAATCAAAGGCACCATGGAGTCGGCTGGTCGTTCGTACGACAATCCGTTTGCCAAGCGCATGAAGTCAGGTGGAAAAGTTTCCAGCGCATCGTCCCGTGCTGACGGCATCGCCCAGCGCGGCAAAACCCGTGGAAAGGTGTGCTGATATGGCTGTTACTGATGAGGACGTCAAGCAGGCTCGTCGAGATGCTATAAACGAGAAAAACCAGCGCCGCATGGAAAAAGGTATCTATGGTGATCCTTTGCCGTTGCCGAAGCCTGGTAAATCAGTTGAGCCGCAGACGCTGCCCGGCAAGCCTGAGAAGAAAAAGGCTTTGGGAGAAGATGCCATTAAGTATGCGAAGGGTGGCACTGCTTCTTCCCGCGCAGATGGTTGTGCAATACGCGGCAAAACCAGAGGAAAGATGGTATGAGAAAGCGCAAAAAGTTTGCTGATGGTGGCGTGACTGGTGTACAGCAGCCAACCTATCCTTTCTACGGAAACCAACCGCAGGCTGGCGGCCAGAACGGTGGGGTAAACCAGACGTTCAACATGCAGCCGCAGGCGCAGGCGGGCCCGAACGATCAGATGGGTCAGCAGCAGCGATTTGCCAAAGGCGGTCAAGCAAAGGTCGGCAAGGTGATGCGCGAGTTCAAGGCTGGCAAGCTGAAGTCTTCATCTGGCCAGAAGGTGACTAATCCCAAGCAGGCGATCGCCATCGGGCTGTCAGAAGCTGGGCTATCCAAGAAAGCGAAAGGTGGAGCTATGAAAGAGTCAAAGATGATGGTCAAGAAAGAAGTCGAGTTCATGAAGAAGAAGGGTGCTCCCAAGTCCATGGTGAAGCACGAGGCTGCTGAGATGGGCGCGATGAAGAAGGGCGGCAAGGTCAAGAAAATGGCTTCTGGCGGGCTGGCATCTGGCCACAAGTCGGCTGATGGTGTGGCTACCAAGGGCAAGACCAAGGCCAAGAAGGTTGTCATGGCCGGCTCGTCCAAGGGCATGAAGTACGGCGGGAAATGCTGAGATGAGGCCGTCGCGCGGCATGGGCGATATCGCCAAGTCAAAGATGCCCAAGGGCGTAGTTAAGAAGCGCCGGGACAATACTGACTTCACTGAGTACGCCAAAGGTGGGAAGGTGAAGCCGGTATGGGAAAGGCCGCGTCCGACTAAGCTGGGTAAGCCATCAGTGCTGACCGCGACCAAGAAAGCTGCCGCGAAGGCTAGAGCTAAGGCGGCAGGCCGGCCTTATCCAAATATGGTGGACAACATCTGGGCAGCAAGGAAGAAGTAAATGGCCTACACCACATCCACGACGTCATTCAATCCGACAGTCAACGAGCTGTTTGAAGAGGCGTATGAGCGTTGCGGCCTTGAGATGCGAACTGGCTATGACTTCCGCACGGCTCGGCGCAGCCTGAACTTGCTGCTGACGGAGTGGGCCAACCGTGGCATCAATCTGTGGACTATTGAGCAGGGCACGATTCCGCTGATACAGGGGCAGATTACCTATGATCTACCTAATGACACCGTGGATCTTTTGGAACATGTTATTCGAACCAATCCTGGGCAGATCGGCACCCAGTCGGACATCAACATCAACCGAATCTCTGTTTCCACCTACGCCACGATCCCGAACAAGCTCACGCAAGGCCGGCCGATCCAAGTCTGGATCAACCGCCGCAGCGGGCAAACGAGCGACGCGGTAGGTGCAACCCCTCAGTATCCGCAGATCAACGTGTGGCCAAGCCCGGATCAGGGCACGGTAGAGACTCCCTATTACTACTTTGTGTACTGGCGGCTGCGCAGGATGTTTGACGCTGGCAACGGTGTCAATGTTGAGGACATCCCGTTCCGCTTTCAGGAGGCGATCATCTGCGGGCTGGCATACAGGCTGGCGATGAAGGTTCCTGGCGGCCTTGAGCGGTTACAGTTTTTGAAGGCGCAGTACGACGAAGCATGGGAGATGGCGTCAGGCGAAGATCGGGAAAAAGCTCCTGACCGCTTGGTTCCTCGCATGATTACGTACAGGTGATGTATGCCACTTAAAGACCCAGAGGCTAGGAAAGCATATCAAAAAGCTTACGCCCAGCGTAACCGGGAGAAGGCTTATCAAAGGGTAAAAGAGTGGCGCGCAGCGAATCCTGAGAAATGGGCGGAGCAGAACAAGCGATATGCCGAGCGGTATCCAGAAAAAACTGTAAAAAGAACGCAAGAGTGGAGAAAAAGGCATCCTGAAAGAGCGGCAGAATCATCTAGGAAAACTAGGCAGAAACATGCTGCAAGGGTGCTTGCAAATAAAGCCAAGTACCGGGCGGTCAAATTGCAGGCTACGCCGAATTGGCTGAATAAAGGACATTGGTTTGAGATTAGTTGTGTGTATTTGTACAGGGATGCGTTGAAACGGGTTGGCTTTGACTATCACGTAGACCATATTGTGCCGCTGCAAGGAAAAGCCGTTTCTGGGCTGCATGTGCCAGAAAACTTGCAGGTAATACCAGCAAAACAAAATAGATTGAAGAACAACAACTATGCCCAGTAAGTACGCATCAGGCAAAAATTCGATCTCTGAATGTGATCGTTGCGGCTTTCGGTATATGTTGAAGGTCTTGAAAACACTCACGATTAAGACAAAAAATGTCAAAATCAAAGTGTGTCCTACTTGCTGGGAACCTGACCAACCTCAATTAAGTTTGGGGATGTATCCGGTTACGGATGCTCAGGCAGTCAGGGATCCACGGCCAGATTTGTCGTACTGGCAGTCAGGCATGACAGGAGTGCAGACGGCATACAACTCTGGGACGGCGGAAGACCAAGATGGCTTCCCCGGTGGTGGTAGCAGGATCTACCAGTGGGGCTGGGCTCCGATCGGCGGATCTAGGTCAAATGATACTGGGCTGACGCCCAACAACTTGGTAGCGCAGACGGCGGTCGCGAGTGTGACCATAAACTAGGAGTAAGCGATGGACAAGATGAAGAAGGTAGCCAAGGCCGAGGTGAAGGCGCATGAAAAGCGTATGCACAAAGGCATGAAAAAAGGTGGCGTAACCGGTGCCGATCTGAAAAAATACGGTCGAAACATGGCTCGCGTGAAGAACCAAGGCTCTAAGTGAGGTCAAGCATGGCTAAGAAAAACATTCTGCCGGCGTCCAGTTATGCCAAGCCGCACACTATGAGCGGGAAAGGCGTATCTGCGAAGCTGAAGAAGGTGCCGGATCCTAACAAGATTCCTTCCGATAAGCTGGGCCCAAAAACGGCCGTTCAGCGCGTGTCTGCCGGCGATCCTGGCCGCGAGGACACTAAGACTACGGGCATCAAGATCCGTGGCACTGGTGCTGCGACCAAGGGCGTGATGGCTAGGGGCCCGATGGCATGACGTATACCGAGCTTATTGCCGCAATCACGGAGTACACGGAGAACTACGAGCAGACGTTCGTAGACAACATCCCTGTATTCCTGCGCCAGACTGAAACCCGTGTGTACAACACGGTTCAGATCCCGGCTTTGCGCGCCAATAAGACCGGCATTCTGTCTACCAACAACAAGTATCTTGCTGCGCCCGGAGACTTTCTGGCTGTGTACTCGCTGGCAGTCATCGAGAATTACGGCACGGCAACCGAGGTGTATCACTACCTGCTGAACAAAGATGTGAACTACATCCGTGAGGCATATCCAACGCCAGCTGATACTGGGCTGCCGCAGTACTACGCCATCTTCGGCCCGACGGTATCGAACAGCGTGGTCAGTGATGAACTGACGTTTATCCTTGGCCCTACCCCGGATGCGCCGTATGTGGCGGAGCTGCACTATTACTACTACCCAGAATCGATTACTACTGCGGCTGACGGCCGTACGTGGCTGGGTGACAACTATGATCCTGTCCTGTTGTATGGCGCGCTGCGCGAAGCCTATCTTTTCATGAAGGGCGAGCAGGATGTGATTGCAAATGTTGAGGCAAAGTACAACGAAGCCATGGGTCAGTTGAAGCGCCTCGGTGATGGAATGGAACGTCAGGATGCGTACCGCAGTGGTCAGACTAGGGTGAAAGTCACATGACGATCTATCAAGGGCTGACTACCAAGTTCAAGGTGGACATATTGAATGGCCGCCAGAACATTGCGTCTGACACGCTGAAGATGGCTTTGTATGATGGGTATGCTGATCTGAATGAAAACACAGAGGCTTACACCACAACAAATGAGATTTCGGGGGTTGGTTACACGGCAGGCGGAAACACACTGGCGAACGTGACCATCAACTCGACGAGCAACGGCATCGTTTATGTAAGTTTTGCAAATGTCGTTTGGAATCCGGCGGAGTTCACAGCGCGAGGTGCGTTGATTTACAACTCAACCAGAAGCAATGCGTCAGTGGCCACCTTGGATTTTGGCTCTGACAAAACGCAGTCTGGTAACAACACCTTTACTGTAACCCTGCCACCTGACACAGCGTCAAGTGCGCTGATTCGTATTAACTGAGGAGTCATCATGACTATTGAAAAATCCAAAGCAAACGATACCGTCAACGGCTCTGTTGCTCGTAAGAATGGCTTTAACGAGAGCATGTCTGCTGGCGGCGTCTTCACCGTAACTTGCTACGACAGCGAGGGCAACCAGAAGTGGGTAGACATCTGCCCTAACTTGGTTGTCAACGTTGGCCTGCAAGACATGAACAACAAGTATTTCACTGGCAGCTCGTATACCGCAGCATGGTATATCGGTTTGGTAAATGGCTCGTCTTCTACCACCACATTCTCTGGCGGAGACACCCTGGCATCGCACGCAGGCTGGGACGAGAACTCCAGCTACAGCGGCAACCGCAAGGCTCTGAGCTTTGGCGCTGCTACGCTGGCAGATCCTTCGAACATTAACAACGCATCCTCGGCAGCATCGTTTACCATGAACGCCAACGCGACTATCGCTGGGGCATTCGTGGCCAACGTAGCTACTGGCACTTCCGGCACGCTGTTCTCGGTGTCGGACTTCCAGTCGCCGGGTGATCGTACGGTTGTGAGCGGTGACGTGCTAAACATCACGTACTCGTTCAACCTTGACGCATCCTGATAGGAGATAACCATGAGCTTCAAGAAAGGCGATACCGTCAAGGTCAACGCAGTGATCCCGCAAGGCCCGATCACGAAAATGCGTATGGACGATGACGGCACCATCTACTATCTGGTCGAGTGGACTAATACTGACGGCACGCCGGCAGAGCGCTGGTTTACGGCAGATCAGATCGTGGCCGTGGAGTAATGAGTGGCTATTGTCGATGGCGGCTACAGCAGCGGCACATGGGGCGAAGCAGGGTGGGGCTGTTCAGTCTACTATCCGCTCGTCTCGAATGCTGGCTGGGGTAACGGTCAGTGGGGGCAGGCTGGCTGGGGGCTAGGTGATGGTGGTTTGGTCAGTGCATCTGACCAGGTTATTTTCAACGAGAACCCAGCAATCCAAGCATCCATTGCCGAGTCTGTAGTTGCCAGCGACGCGGTAGCGGGTGAAAAGATTATTCCAAATTCGATCATTGAGTCAGTGGTTGGGTCGGAGACAGTAGCAGCGGCGCAGATACTTGTAGCTAGAACGGCTGAGTCTGCGGCGGTAAGTGAAACGGTTTCTTCGCTCTTTATCATCAATGGCAGGATCATTGAGTCTGTAGTTGGCTCTGAGACTGTCAGAACGAATGTAATACTTGGCACGTCGATCGCAGAGTCTGTGACGGTAAGCGAGACTGTAAGGGCAACGCCGCAGTTCCCGGCTAACGTCAGCGAATCTGCTGTTGTGAGTGAAACGGTTGCGGGCGCTCCTTCTTACGCGGCGATTGTGTCTGAGACTTTGACTGGCAACGATTCCATCGAAAGCGCGTTTGGCGTACCGGCGTTCATCGAGGAAAGCGCGAATGCTAGTGTGTCGATGAGCGGCCAAGTGGTGTTGCAGAATGCTATAAATGAGGCAATATCTGCGTCAGAGCTTGTTTCTTCGCTGGGAATATTCCAGTCATCGGTAGCAGAGGCGATCGCAGCGGCAGAAGAGTTGGGGATTACAGGCACGATCAGGGTCACGATATCTGAGTCAGTGACCGCAACAGACAGGGTATCTCGCAGGTTCTTGTGGGAGTTTGTTGATGATAGTCAGAACGTAAGTTGGCAGATCATAAATACCATTATGTAAGGAAGAATCATGGCAAGTACATATTCCGCGCTAAAGATCGAGCTGATCGGTACTGGCGACCAGGCGGGTACGTGGGGTGCCACTACAAACGTCAACCTTGGCACAGCTTTGGAAGAAGCTATTACTGGCTCTGCCAACGTCACTTTTGCCAGCTCAAACGTGGCTATTGCGCTAACAGATACCAACGCTACGCAGACTGCCCGTAACCTGCGGTTAAACTTGGTGGGTACCATCGCTGCTCAACAGCACTTGTTTGTTCCAGCAATAGAAAAGCAGTACTTAGTCAGCAACACCCTGACTTTCCCTGTCGTTATTGCCAACGGTTCAAACAGTGGAGCAACCGGCACAACCTTTACGCTGCCAGCAGGGCGCAGCTCGTTGGTTTTTAATGATGGAACAAACATCAATGATGTCGTCACGTTTGTTTCTTCTCTTGCAAATGTTTCACTTAGCAATGTGACCATTAACGGCGGCACATCAAATGGCGTAACGCAGAGCAATGTGACTATCGTAAGCGGTAGTGCAAATGCCGTAAGCATTACAAATAGCACGATCACGACCGTAACCATCAACGGCGGTACGTCAAATGGTGTGACGCATAGTAATGCAACCATTAACACATCGACTATCAATAATCCGCAAGTCAATGCGTATACAGAGGGCATTACTACTGGTTACACCAACACTGGCAATGCCTACACCATCAACATCGCTACTAGCACGATAATCACAGCAAACCTGACGGCAAACTGCACGTTCACCATGCCTAGCAACACCGCAGGCAAGTCGTTTATTCTGTTCTTGAAGACTGGATCTGGTAACTACACCGGCACTTTTACTGGCGTAAAGTGGGTAAGCAACACGGCTCCTACGATTACCACAACAGCCAGCCGCATGGACATACTTACGTTCACGGCAGACGGCGCAAGCTGGTTTGGAAATTACGCTCAGAACTACAACCCGAACTGAGGATAGCTGATGTTTGCTTACACCAAAATAATGCAGGCATTGCGTCCGCTTGCCGGAGATTCCTTAGTCATCCTGTCATTTACTTCCTCTGGCTCATGGACATGTCCTGACGGTGTGTCGCAGGTGGATTACCTCGTAGTGGCTGGTGGTGGCGGTGGAGGAATTGGAGGCGGAGGTGGCGGGGGTTTCCGCACTGGCTCTGGGTTGCCTGTTGTCGCCGGAACAACATACACAATTACGGTTGGTTCTGGAGGTGCTGCTGGTGTAAATGCTACTGGTAGTAATGGAGGCAATTCTATTTTCTCCACTATTACATCAAATGGTGGCGGTGGTGGGGCTGGTGGAGGCGGAACAACTGTTTCTGGTCTTGCTGGAGGATCTGGTGGTGGGTCTTTTAGTGGGGGAACAGCTCCGGGTCAACCATCAGCTGCCGGTGGGGCTGGGAACACCCCTGCAACTAGCCCGTCGCAAGGAAATAATGGCGGCGCGAGTGCTGCTACTGCGTCTGCGCAATCAAATGCTGGGGGCGGTGGAGGAGCCGGTGAAGATGGTAAAACCGGCGGCGCTACTAGAGGCGGTAACGGCGGGAATGGAGCCGCATCAACATTATCTGGTACATCGGCAACTTATGCTGGCGGCGGTGGTGGCGGAGGTTCTGCGCAATCTGGCGGCAACGGATTGGGCGGCACTGGCGGTGGTGGCAATGGTGGATATGGAACACCATCACCCGGAGTTGCTGGAAGCAATGGTGTAATTAATACAGGCGGCGGAGCTGGCGGTGGGTATAACGCGCCAAATACACAGGCGCTTGGAGGAACAGGCGGCAGCGGTATTGTCATCATCAAGTATCTAGCTCCACAGACAGGAATACTGACATTCAACGCATCAGGCTCGTGGACTGTTCCGCCCGGTGTTACCAGCGTGGATTATCTTGTTGTTGCTGGCGGTGGTGGTGGAGGTGGTGGTGCTTCAACTACAAATGCAGGAAGTGCTGGTGCCGGAGGGTTTAGAACTGGAACTTCTTTTCCAGTTGTTGGTGGGCAATCTTACTCAATTACCGTTGGTGCTGGTGGTGCTGGTGGAACAAACAATGGTAGTGCAGGATCTAATGGTGTTGCTTCTGTGTTTTCTACAATAACGTCTGCTGGTGGTGGCGGCGGTGGTGGAAGTGGAAATGGCCTAGCCGGAGGATCTGGTGGCGGTGGCGGTGGTACTACTAGTGGCGGCAGGCCAACTGGCGGGGCTGGAAACACGCCGGTTACGACTCCATCACAAGGAAACAATGGGGCAGCAAGCCCATCTGTTGGAGTTGGTGGTGGAGGTGGTGGGGCAGGGCAAGATGCTATCGGATCAAATGGAGGAAATGGTTCTGCTTCAACAATTAGTGGAATTTCTGTGAATTATGCTGGCGGAGGAAAATGTGTTGGTAGTTTTGGCCAAGGAACTGGAAATGGTGGTTCTGGAACAGCAAACACCGGAGGTGGTGGAGCTGGTGGGGATGGCAGCCCAGCAACAAATGGTGGTTCAGGCGGTTCAGGCATAGTCATCCTAAAACTAAACTCATAAAAGGAGAGTGAGAATGGAGAAAAAGGTCTACATGTTAGTGGGCATTGATACAGCGATGCACCTGCTACGTCCGGGTGCGCGTTGGGAGATCACCAACAACTTCTTCAGCCTATGGGATGACCCGCGTCCTTGTCCTACGATGGAAGAAGTGCATGAGACTATGGAGAAGATCAAAGCCTTCGAGGACAGCATCAACACCATCTGGACACAGCATCAACTGGATGAACTGCTTGGTCGCCAGCGTGAGTTTGAGAAGGCGGTGGCATGAACATCCACAACCTTTTCCCGCTGCCTATTGGGTTCTTCCGCCTCGGTCGTGACTTAACGCCGTCCGAGCTTTTCTTCGTCATGGGGCAAGACAAGTACCCGAACCAAGGCAACGTGACCAGTGCAGACAGAAAGATACTGGCTAGTAAGGAGTTGACAGACATCCGTGAATTTATTGAAGACGCGATGCTGGAATACTTCAAAACAGTGCATGACCCCAAGGGAGATGTTGCTTTGTACGTCACGCAGTCATGGGCAAACTACACTGATCCGGGGCAGTATCACCACAAACATGCCCACCCGAACAGCTTTATCAGCGGTGTGTTCTACCCGCAGGCTGACAGGTCGGTAGACAAGATTTACTTTTACAAGAGCGGCTACGAGCGTATCAAGGTTCAGCCTGCTACATGGAATCACTGGAACTCTGAGAGCTGGTGGTTTGAGGTTGGTGCAGGAGACTTGATCCTGTTCCCGTCGCATCTTGAGCACATGGTTGAAACGAAGGTCGGCAACGATACTCGTGTCAGCATTGCATTTAACACCTTTCTCAAGGGGCACATTGGTGTCGATGAGAGCTTAACTGGACTGCAACTAGGAGAAGAATGATGAGCCACTTTGCCCGTCTCGGCCCGAACAACGTGGTCGAACAAGTCATCGTTGTTGATAACAAAGATACGGCTGACGCTAATGGTGTTGAAAAGGAATACATTGGCGCGGCTTTCTGTGAGCGGCTTCTTGGGGGCCGTTGGGTGCAGACTAGCTATAACGCCCGTATCCGTAAGAACTATGCAGGTATTGGCTATACCTACGACGAGCAGCGTGATGCGTTTATCCCGCCCAAGCCTTTCGCAAGCTGGGTGCTGAACGAGGATACCTGCCAGTGGAAAGCGCCGGTAGATATGCCTACTGACGGCCAGATGTACTCATGGGATGAGGCTACGACTAGCTGGGTAGCACAACAAGCCGCCTGAGGTGATTGATGGACGCCGAACTACAAAAGATAAAGCTGGATGCTGAAGTTGAGCTTGCCAAGCTGGAAGCTACTTCTCCCGCGAAGGAGGTGGCTGGCAAGACCATCGGCAAATGGGGTCTGGCAGCCATTGTGTCTATTGTAGTTATCGGCGTCGTCGCTAGTTTGTGGCTGGAAGAGGGCAAGATGGCGGCAGTCATGGGGCTGCTAGGTGCTTCTCTGACGGCCTTGATTCAAATGCTGAACAGCATAGCTGGCGCGTCCCAGAAGGAAGAGAAGCCTGAATTCGTCGTCATGCAACAGCTAATTGACAAGTTGGACAAGCTGGATCGTAAAGAGGCTCCAATGCGAGTTGAGGTTGAGGACGGCAAAGTTACCGTGAAGAAGGGTGACGACCAAGTGATTGCGGAGGGGAAATAATGGTGCCATTACTAGCTCCTATCCTTACGCAGCTTGCGGGAGCCGGGCTCCAGAAGGTCGCTGACGCCGTGCTGGACAAGGGCGTAGAGCATGTCGAGGAGAAGCTTGGGATCAAGCTGACTCCTAACGAGGACGGCGTTCTGGATGATTCCAAGCTGGTAGATCTGCAAATGGCTGTCATGAAGCACGCAGAGTTCATGGCAGAGATTGATCTCAAGAACACGCAGGATGCCAGAGACATGCAGGAAAAGGCGATGGAAAATAGCGATCCTTGGGTGCGCCGGTTTGTGTACCAGTTCGCTTGGTTTTGGTCGGCTTTTGCTATCGCCTACATCTTGATCATTACTCTGGTAGATATCCCAGAGAAAAGCGTGCGGTTTGTTGATGTGATTCTTGGTTTCATCATGGGCACGGTGGTGTCTACGATGCTGAACTTCTTCTTTGGTTCTAGCCAAAGCAGCAAGGACAAGACCAAGGAGCTTATGAAGAAATGAAGCTCTCGCCCAACTTCACGCTGGAGGAGCTGACGGTCAGCGACTACGCCGCAAGGAACGGGCTAGACAACACTCCGCAGAACGACCACCTGTTGAACCTCCGTCGGCTGGCAGCCTTCCTTGAGAGCCTGCGCGCACTGCTGGGTAAGCCCATCAGTATCAACTCGGCCTACCGCAGCCAGGAGGTCAACTCGGCCATCCGTGGCTCCAAGACCAGTCAGCACTGCCATGGCACAGCGGCAGATATTCGTGTGTCTGGAATGGTTCCAGATCAGGTAGTAAAGCGTATCATTGCATCCACGTTGCCATACGATCAGGTGATCCGCGAATTCTCAGACCCGGTACGTGGTGGGGGCTGGACGCATGTGAGCATTCCGAATACCAGGGACGCCAAGCCTAGAAAGATGGCGCTTATCATCGACAAGAAGGGCACGCGCCCGTACAAGTCAGGAGGTTAATATGTTTATCCTCTCGGTTGATGCCTAAACAGGAGTGAAAAGTGCCCCTCCAAAAATTGCAGCTGCGTCCAGGTTTGAATAGGGAAGGAACGACGCTCGCCAACGAGGGCGGTTGGTTTGAGTGCGACAAGATCCGTTTTCGTTCCGGATACCCGCAGAAGCTTGGTGGCTGGCAGCCAATCTCCAGTAATACCTATCTTGGTGTAGCTCGTACATTGTGGAACTGGGTGACACTGCGTGGTTACAACCTGCTGGGCGTTGGCACCAATCTGAAGTATTACGTTGAGAGCGGCGGTGTATACAACGACATTACGCCTGTCAGGGCTACGGCTACGCTTACCAACCCGTTCACCACTGTCAATGGTTCTACGATTGTCACTGTGACGGATGCTGATCACGGTGCGATCGACGGCGACTATGTGACGTTCTCAGGGGCTACGGCTGTGGGTGGCTTGACCTTGAACGGTGAGTTTCGGATCACGTACGTCAACACGAACAGCTATACCATCATTGCGCCATCTGCTGCCAATGCTGACGCCACTGGCGGCGGTACGGTTACGGCTACGTATCAGATCAATGTTGGCCAAGCTGTGTTTGGCTACGCTGCTGGCTGGGGTGCTGGTCTCTGGGGTGGTTTTGTGCTGGGTACAAACCAGACTACCCTGACGTTGGGTCTAAATTCATCGAACACCAATATCACGGTTGCCTCTACCACCGGGTTCTCAAACGCTACTGGCACAATCCTGATAGATCAGGAGCTTGCTACGTACACCAGCAACACTGCCACGATATTTTCTGGCGGCGTTCGCGGAGCCAATGGAACTGTTGCCACGGCTCACTCAAATGGCACAATCGTCTACAAAGCCAACTCGTTTACTGGCTGGGGACAGTCGGCAGCGTCTGGCATCCAGCAGCAGCTGCGCCTATGGTCAGAAGCCAACTACGGTGATTACCTGATTATCAACCCGCGCGGCGGTGCGCTGTACATGTGGGTTCCTGAGTATTCAGGCGCGGGCAATCTGCTGTTTAACACGCCCGCAACTCTGCTATCCAACTCCAGCTCTGGGATATATCAGACAGACACAAGCTGCCCGTCGGTCTGTAACTTTGTGATGGTTTCTGACTCCAGCCGGTTTGTGATCGCGTTCGGCGTGAATGACTACGGCAGCACTTCACAGGATCCGATGCTGATTCGCTGGTCAGATCAGGAGGATTATCAGGTCTGGGCTCCGGCTATCACGAATCAAGCCGGCAGCTTCCGCCTATCGTCAGGATCGGCGATCGTCACCGCCCAGCAGACTAGGCAGGAGATTCTGGTATTCACTGACAGCGCTGTGTTTTCGATGCAGTATCTGGGGCCGCCGTTTGTCTGGGGATTCAACATCTTGTCTGACAACATCTCGATTGCCAGTCAAAACGCTGTGGCTACGGCAAACAACATTACGTACTGGATGGGCGTGGACAAGTTTTACGCCTACACCGGTAGGGTGGAAACGTTACCATGTGCGCTGCGCCAGTATGTCTTTGGCGACATCAATCTGGATCAGCAAGATCAGTTCTTTGCAGGCACGAACGAAGGCTACAGCGAGGTTTGGTGGTTCTATTGCTCGGCCGGCAGTAATGTGATCGACCGTTACGTGATCTACAACTATCTGGATCAGGTTTGGTACTACGGCACGCTTGGCCGCACGGCATGGCTGGACAGCCCGTTAAGGGAAAACCCAATGGGCGCTACGTATCAGAACACCATTGTGTACCACGAGAGCGGTAATGATGACGTAGAGGTCAATGGCACAGTCCTGCCGATTAATGCGTACATCCAGTCGTCTGACTTTGACATCGGGGATGGACATAACTACGGATTTGTCTGGAGGATGATCCCTGACATCACGTTTGACGGATCCAGCACACCGATGCCAAACAAGCCTCAAGTCACGTTTACTTTGCGTCCACGGCAAAATCCTGGTGCGCCTTACGGATCGTCAGAAACGCCAACAGTTACGTCAGCACAAAGTTATAACGGCGTCAGGAACTACGAAGTACAGGAATTTACGCAGATTGTGTACACAAGGCTGCGTGGTCGGCAGATGGCATTCAAGGTTAGTTCCAACCAGTTAGGTTGTCAGTGGCAACTGGGAGCACCCAGAATCGACATCAGACCTGATGGTCGGAGGTAGCCTAAATGGCAACTCTTGCTAAACTGCTTAATCCGGTTTCGCCCTCGCTGCCGGTTGGCCCTGTAGATTACAACCGTCAGTATCAGGATCAATTCAGCAATGTACTGAGGCTGTACTTTCACCAGCTTGATGGCGCATTTGCCGGTCTTTTGGGTGACAACGGTGGTCGCTTTCTCCAGCTACCGCATATTGCTGCGCAGGACAATACCAATCAGTACACGACGACTAACACAGCAACAAAGGTTTTGTGGAGTCAACTGGATTCAGGGTCAGGATTTACGCTGAACCCGGACAGCACGGCGACGGCTGATTTCACCGGCGTTTACAAGATTGATTACAGCTTGCAATTTGCAAACACTGATTCGCAGATCCATGATGCGTTTGTCTGGCTGCAAGTAAACGGTGATCAGGTTGCTGGATCGGCAAGCAAGTTTACGGTTCCAAACAAGCACGGATCGGTGAATGGTTATCTGGTTGCATACTCCAGCGTTACATTTGAGATAACTGCTGGCCAGCCGATTGCTTTGTACTGGGCGACAAACCAAGCGCGGGTTATATCGCCGGCGGCAGATGGCATTTTTATGGAAGCTATCGGTGCTCAGACAAGCCCGTTTGTGATGCCCGCCATACCATCGGCAATCGGCTCTATAGTCTTTGTTTCACGGTTGTCCACATGATACGATTGACAAAATTTCTTGAAGGTGCGTTATGAGTCTGCACACCCTAGCACAGCATCTCCAGAGCGCCGGCAGGGGCGACGACAAGGTTCTCGTCCACATGACGCCGCGCGAGGTCAGCGGGCTTCAATCCTTGGCCATGGCGCACGGTGGAAGTCTTACCATCAACCCTGAGACTGGCTTGCCGGAAGCGGGCTTTCTGTCATCCATTTTGCCGATGGTAGCTGGCGCTGCGCTTGCTGCTACGGGCGTGGGCGCTCCGATGGCGGCCCTGATGGTGGGTGGTGCTGGAGCTGTTGCCACAGGTAGTCTCAGCAAAGGTCTGATGATGGGCTTGGGCGCTTTTGGTGGTGCTGGTATTGGCGCTGGTTTGATGGGTGCTGGCGCTGCTGGCACAGCCGGGGCACTTGGATCAGCAGAAACCATTGCAGCTCAAAATGCTGCCAATATTGCCGCCGCCAAAACCAGTGGTATTGGCCAGTCTTTTGCAAATATGGCTGTTGCGCCATCTGCCGCCGCTACGACCGGAACTATGCCAGCAGCTTTGAATGCCGCAGTTACTGGAACTGGCCAAGCTGCCGTTCCTACTGCCGCTGCGCCAATACAGGCTTATGGAACTATGGGCGGAACTTCAACGGCTCCAATTGTTCAAACTGGAATTGATGCAACAACAGGATTGCCAGCGGGCGCAAAGTCTGTAGAAACTGCAACATCTGCGTTTGATAAATTCAAAAGTATGCCAGGCAAAGCGTTTGACCTTCTTACAGGTCAAGGCGAGGCTGCCGACAAAACTCGCGAAGAGTTTCTCAAAAAATACAAAATGCCACTAATTGCTGGTGGAATTTCCGCGCTTGCTCTTTCTAGAGAAGAAGAAAAACCTCGACAAGAAACCACCCAGTACACCACGTTCAATCCTACCTACAACCGCATCGCCCAGTCTGGCGGCCAGTACCAAGCTGGCGCATATCCCAGCATGACCGGCGAGCGTAGGTACTTTGCTGATGGCGGTTTGGCAGATTTGCCAGTTGCCCGCATGTCCCAGCAGAACATGACTGGCGGCAATCAGAATTACCCGATGGCGCAGATCAAGCCGTATGGTTACGCTGTTCCTCGCAACAACCCTATCTCGCAAGATGTGATCCAGCCGATGGACTACCAGCGCGTAGATCCGTACACGGGCGAGCAAAAGTTTGCCAACGGCGGTCTGACATCTTTGGTCAGCATGGCTACAGGTGGATTTGTTTCCAAGCTGAAGACGGTGCAAAAGCCAAAGCTGACTGATCTCAAGCAGTTTGATGCCAAAATCAAAAATCTTGAAAAGTATGCTGATCTCGGAGCTTTGCAAAGCAGGTACTCTGACTTGAAATCAAAAGTTGCTGATATCAACAATGAGAAAGCAGCCAAGGCCAGAGAACTGGCAGAGCGCACAAAGGCAAGCCAAGCCCAGATAGCCGCCATCAACAAGGAAAAAGCTGCACGTTTGGCTGAGATGAATAAAGAGTACAGCCAAAAGATTGCCGAGTTTGACAAAGAGTCAAAGGCAAATGTTGCAAACCGCACAAAAGAACTAAATGCGGAATACAACAATCGGATCAACGACTTTAATAAAGAAACTGCAAACGAAATCAAGAATCGCCAATCTGATATTGCGCGAGAGAAAGATGCCGCTTCTAAGAAAAGGATGCAGCAAGAGCTTGCTGAATTCCAGAAAAACAGAAACAGCGAGCTGGCTGGCATCAGAAAAGATTTGCAGTCTTCAATTGCTGATGTAAACAGGGAAAGAACTGAAGGTCTTGCTGGTCGCAAGCGTGATTATGAAAACGATGTAAAAAATACAAACAACGATTACGCAAGCAAAATCAAGGACATGACTGGCGACTTGAATGCTTTTAAAGCAGAGGTTACAAAGTTCAATGCTGATGCAGCCAAGCAGTTGACTGACTACAACAAAGAGCTGGCTACAGAAAAAAATGCGTCTTCCTTGAACAAGCAATATCAACAGGCTGTTCAAGCGAAAGAAAAGGCGCAGGCTGCAAACGATGCGGCAACAGAAAAGTACAACAAGTATCAGGAAGATCTAACTGCAGAGAAGCAAGCTTGGCAGGAAGAAACCGGTCGCAAAGCTACCGGTCTTCAGGCTATTCGTCCGCAGACTATGACTACAAGTCTTGGTGGCGCAGATCCAGCAAAACTAGCAGCGCTGCAAAAGCAACTTGAAAACACTCCGTATTGGGATACAAACGGAAAGGCTTATATACAAAAGCAGATAGATGAACTTAAAGCTGGGTCATCTGCTGGTTATACGCCTGCGTACATCAAAGATCCAAAAACCGGAAAGCTGATTCCTTCTTCTGAAGCAGAGCCTATTACAGAATTCAAGCCGTTTACGAAAGTTCCTGGCTATGACACGACCAAGCGCCTGATGGAAGAAAAGGACATCACGGCTGTGTTTGAGGATGTTGCTGGCCGTCGTCCTACTGCTGACGAGATGAATAAGTTCTTGGGAACCATGACGACTGATGCGGCTATTGCGCAGTACGCCATGAACGCGCCTGACGTTAAGGCATCAATGAAGTACACGGATGACGACTTCAAGGAAAACTTCCAGTATTACATGGGACGTCAGCCTACCAGCGGCGAGCTAGCTGCGATGAAGAAGGCGAACATCACCAACTTCAATCAGATGCGAACGTTCCTGCAATCGCAGCCTGCTTATTTGCAGAACCTGAATGCCGTGGCCCAGTCGGCATTTACCGCTCAGCAAAAGTCCGCTGAAGAGGCACTGGCAGAGCAGGCTCGTCTGGCGGCATCATTGACGCCTGAGCAGGTATCCACAGCCTACCGTGACGTTCTTGGACGTACGCCCAGCATGGATGAGCTCAAGCAGTACATGGGCGCACAGCAGACGCCGCAGGGATTGGAAGGCATTCTGAAGGGATCGCAAGAATATCTGGGCAAGTTAACCCAACCTTTGGTTCCCACGCCCACTCCGCGCTTTGCTCCGGGCACGGTGCTGGAGTACACGCCGCAGCAACAAGCAGCCACTGGCTTGGGTGGTATCACTACTGGCGTTCAGCCTACGCCGTCAGGGTTGCAGGCTCCGCTGACTCGCGGTGCTGTGACACTGGAAGGCGCGATGCCGCTGAACCCGACATTCCAAGAACAGCTTGGTCTTCAGACATTGGCCACACAGGCGGCAGAGAAAGCTCCTGCGCTTCAGACTGGTATGCAGTTTGCAGCGCCTCAACCGCAAAACGTGTTCGGTTTCCAGCCGTATGCCCAGACGGCACAGCCACAGTCTTTAGAGGCGCTGATGGCAGCTCTGCGCGCACAACAGCAGCAGGGTGTTAGCCAGTTTGCAGAAGGCGGTATGGCTGGCGGCGGTTACAACCTTGGCGATTATTCAGATGGCGGCAGACTATTGAAAGGGCCAGGAGATGGAGTTAGCGATTCAATTCCTGCTTCTATTGGGGGCAGGCAGCCTGCTCGTCTTGCTGATGGTGAATTTGTGATCCCGGCGCGCATTGTGTCTGAGCTTGGCAACGGTTCCACTGATGCTGGCGCGCGTAAGCTGTACGCCATGATGGACAGAATCCAGCGTGCGCGTCGCAAGTCGGTGGGAAAAGACAGGGTGGCCGTGGACAGTAAGGCAGAGAAGCTTCTGCCCGTATGAAGCTAAACATCTCGCTGATCCCGTACGGCAGGATAGCTGGAACGATACCGGCAATCTTGCCATACCTGATGGAGTCGGCGGAGCGAAGCAGGGGCAGGGCAACCGTGGACGATATTCTGCGGTTTCTGTTTTCCGGCGAGATGGCTTTGTGGGTAGTGTTTGACGAAGAGACGCAAGAAGCGCACGGACACTTTGTCACAGAGGTCAAGCAGTATCCGCAGTGCAAGATGCTGGTAATCCAGTATGCAGCTATGACGCCTAACTACATGGCTGAGATTGAGGATCTAATGCAGCAGTACGCCGAGCAGTACGCGCGCCAAGTGGGTTGCAGGGGCATAGAGTTTGTAGGCAGGCCGGGCTGGAAGAAGCACGCCGAACGTTACGGGTACACAGCACAGAGCGTGATGTACCAAAGATTTTTTGAGTAGGGGCTACCATGAGCCGTATATCTTTTGGAATGATGGAAGCTGGCTTCGTGCCGGGCGATCTGCGTGCGTTCAAGGCAGAAGGCGGCAAGATCCGTCTGTATGACAGCGGCGGCGGCAGTCAGCCAAGCTCGCAGACTGTTACCAACCTGTCCTACCCGGCAGAGTTCAAGCCGATGGTCATGGAGACTGCCCAACGGGCTATGGCAGAGGCATCCAGCCCGTACACGGCGTACAAGGGTGAGCGAATTGCTGGTTTTGACCCGTTCCAGCTTACCGCCCAGCAGGCCGTTGCCAACCTTGCTCCGTCGCAGCAGCTTGGCACGGCCGCACAGTTTGCTACTTCAGCAGGTTTGAAAGCTGGCGATGTCCAGTACCAACCGCAGCAGTTCGGCACAGCAAGCTTTACCACTCCAGGTTTGGCCGGCCTGTACATGTCGCCATACGCCCAGAACGTCATCGACATCCAGCAGCGGGAAGCGCAGCGTCAGGCAGACATCGCAGCACAGGGATTGAAAGCTCAGGCTGTTGGTCGTGGCGCGTACGGCGGATCCCGTCAGGCAATCCTTGAAGCGGAGGCGGCTAGGAATCTGGCGCAGCAGAAGGGCGACATCCAGAAAGCTGGCTTGCAGGCGGCATACGAGCAGGCTCAGAACCTATATGGCACGGAAGCGCAACGCGCGCTGGCGGCCCAGCAACAGGCAGAACAGTCCCGTCAGTACGGCGCAGGGCTTGGCATGCAGGGGTTGCAGACACAGCTACAGGCGGCACAGGGGCTGGGTGCGCTTGGGCAGGAACAGATGCAGCAGCAGCAGGCGATCATCAACGCCTTGCAAGCGGCAGGTCAGCAGCGTCAGGCACTTCAGCAAGCACAGCTTACCCGCCAGTACGAAGACTTTCTCCAGCAGAAACAGTATCCGTACCAGCAACTTGCGTTCATGCAAGAAATGCTCAAGGGTGTGCCACAGCAGACCACGCAGGCTATCTACCAAGCACCTCCGTCCACGGCAGCACAGTTAGCGGGTATGGGTACTGCGCTGTACGGCGCAAGCAAGTTAGCTGGCGGCGGCCTGGCAGATCTGGCAGTTGAACATCTCTCGAAAGGTTGATCATGAAGCGCGATGACTTCGGGATGCGGATAGACGAGATCCGCGAGCTGGCCACAAAGTACAGCAAACCTGATCTGGCACGTATGGTGAAGATGGGTCTGATTGATCCGCAGCGGGCGTTGATGGCGGGCATGATGATTGACCGCATAGCCAAGTCGGCGATGCAGCCTCCACAGACCACGGTGGCAGAGGATGTCTTGGCAGCGCCGACTACAGCACAGGGTCAGATCCCGCAGGGTGTGATGGGAGCGCCGGGTGCGCCGGAGCCAAGTGCGGGTGTGGCAGGATTGCCAAGCGGCCTACAGAACATGGCAGGCGGTGGGATAGTTGCGTTTGCGGACGGCGGCAAGCCAGAAGATATGGTGCGGGCAAATGATGCTCTCAACGCTGCTCTGGGTACACTGCAACAGGACGATGGTTTGACACTGCCTGGTGGCTTCCGGTTCCGACCGTACGATATACCCAAGCCAACCGACGTCAAGACCGAAATGGGCAAAGAGCGGGAGGCTTTGCAAGAAGCAGGCGTAGATACTGAGATGTACAAGCGGATGCGAGCAGAAGAGGCTGGCCGTCGTGAAGAACTTAAGGGTCGCCGCGAGGAAGCTAAAGGAGAAGCATTGCTTATGGCTGGGCTTGGCTTGATGGGTGCTCGCAAGGGTCAGGAATTCCAAGCTCTGTCTGATGTTGGTCGCCAAGCTGTCATGCAGTACAGCGGAGCTTTGCGTGAAATTCGCGACACGGAAAAAGATATTAAGAAGGCAGAGCGAGAGCTTATGTTTGCCGAAGATCGTGCCAAGCGCGATATGTCAGCAAAATCTCTTGCGCGAGTTGATGCCAAGCAAAAACAGATTGAAGACCTGCAAGTTCATCAGAATAATCAGTACAACAAGGCGGCAGAGAAGGCATCCGATCTGTTCATCACGAAGTACGGTATCGACGAGAACGCCAAGAAAGCTCTGGAAGTTGCGAAGATGAGCGGCGAGTATCAGTTGGCTGTTGCAAGAATTCATGAGAGGTACGCTAATAGGCCAACTGAGGGTCAGCAAGTTTTGGCGACTTATCATCAAATACTTGCAAAACAAGGGCCAGAAAAAGCAGAGCAGTACATGAGAGATTGGGAGCGAGCCAAAGGCGCAGGTAAGCCGCAGAACATCACGAGTTTTGAAGAGGCGATGAAGATTGTTGCTGCGGATATGTCTTTTGCGGGCAAGAGTCTGGAAGAGAAAAGAGCAGCTGCGATACAGTTAATGCAGAGTGATCCGGCGAGGGGCGGAGCATTTTCCTTGCCGAGCGGAGCGGCTGGCGCAAAGCCACCCACCACATTCAACCTCAGTCCAGAAGCACAGAAAGCACTGCAACAGTACGGCGGACGATAAATGGCAACGGTACAAGAGCTTGAACGCGCCTTCCTAAACGCACACAACGCGGGAGACAAGCAGGCCGCTCAGGCTCTTGCTGATGCTCTTCGTTCCGCTATGGCTGCCCAGCCGGCAGAGGCTCCTGCTGCGCCGCCCAAAGAACGCACGATGCTGGAAGCTGGTAAAGATATTCTTGCCGGCGGCGTATCTGGTGTGGGTGCGCTTGCCCAGCTTCCCGGCCAACTGTACGGACTGGCTACGGGCGACTTCTCTGACACTGGTTTGACCAAGGTTGGGCGCGAGCTGCGTGAAACCGGCGAGGCCATGAAGTCGGAAGAGCTGAAGCGTCGCGAGGCAGAGCGTGCGGCCAAGATTGCGGAGGCTGGCAAAGAGGGTCAGGTCAAAGCTGGCGTCACGGCGTTCATGGAGACCATCAAGGATCCGGCGCTGCTGTCCAACTTCATCGCAGAACAAGTTCCCAATCTCATCCCAGGTTTTGCTGTAGCTCGCGGCCTGTCTGCTGCCGGCATGACTGTCGGGGCTGTGCGTGGCGCGATCGGCACTGGTGCGGTTCAGCAGGGTGCAGACATCGGCGCTGGGGCGTACGAGCAGCTGTACAAAGAGATGGTGTCTAGGGGTGTGCCGGAGGAAGAGGCTGCTGGTCGTGCGCTGGGTTATGCCCGCTATACCGGTGCTGCGGCAACGGTGATATCTGCGCTGGCACAGAGACTGCCTGGCGGTCGTGCGATTGAAGAAGCCATGGCCAAAGTTCCAGGCAAGGGCAGTCGCTTGATGGGTGCAGTCAAAGGCGGTGCTGGTGAGACCGTCAGCGAGATGATCGAGGAAGGCGGCGGCAAGGTAGCCCAGAACTTTGCCATGCAGCAGGTGGATCCATCGCGCAGCCTGACAGAAGGTCTGGGCGAGACCATGGGTATGGCTGCTGTTGGTGGTATGGGTCTTGGTACTGCTGCCGGGTTATCACGTAGACAACAGGTGGAAACGTTACCACCTGCGGAAGAGGCTGTGCGCCGACCTGAAGCGCCTGCTGTTGCAGAAGAAAAGCCGCTGGAAACGGCTGCCGTAGCTGCGCCAATTGCCCATCAACCAACTGCTCCGGCCGTGGAAACGTTACCACCTGCCGAGCAAATTGACGCTCTTCGCGCTCGCGCAGAGGCCGAGCCGAAAGGTGAATATGTATCTGAGGAAAAGCCCCCGGCACCGCCTGAAATACAAGAAGTAGAAAAAGATATCGCCACCGTCCAAAAGGAAGCAGAGCAGCTGCGTAAAGGGCAGCCGGGCGACAGCCTTTGGTCAAAAGTGAAAGGCCGTCTTGCTCCAGAAGAATTGTCAGAATTAGGCGAGCCGAAGCGGTTCTTTAGTCTGCGTGCCACTAAGGGTAAGCGTGGCGCAGCCATAGCAGATCTTGTGGCTGATGGCGACTTGGACGCATGGCTGCCGCCAGAACTCCGCAAGGGTTCTGTGGAAATGGAAATGCAGATGGATCCGTCTGCGGCGTTAGACCGTGATCTTGCGGCGGAAGAGCATATCAAAGACATGCTCCGCTCCGGCAACTATCTTACCTACAACACACAAGAACAGTTGCGCCTAAACAATGTAAAGCTGTCCGACTTAGAAGACGCCTACCGGGAGTACGTCGATGCAAAAACATTCAACAGCCTTGTCCAAGAAGCAGTCGATGAGCAGGGAAGAATTTATGAGGATACTAAAGCAGCTTTCCCCGAAGCAGAGGCTGGAGGTGTTGAGCCACCTGCGAGAGTTTTCGAAACTATCCCAGAAGAACCAGTAGAGGAAGAATATTTTCCTGATCAGGATCTTTTGAAGGAAGAGGGGCGCGGTCGTGCTGCGGAACAAAATAAAGAAAATTTTGAAAAATCCTTACCAAGAGTTTTGCCCGGCGAAGTAGTTGATGGACTTACGGTAAGAAAAGATGTTCCAAATCTTTCTTCAATTCAAGCTTCTTTAGAAGATTACACGGTTCTTCCTGGTATTAGATCAGTGCCAATATCTGATCTTGGTGAGCCAGGGCCGGCAACTGGAAATTTAGATGCCCTTGATCAAAGGACTAGAAATCTAGCAGAACAAATATCTCAGTCGGGGGAAATAAATCCTTTAATTGTTGTTTATTCTGGAGATGGCAACTATATTTTAGAGGGCGCTCATAGGATTGATGCTCTTGACGCACTAGGAAAACAAAATATTCCAGCGGTTGTTGTTATAGATAAAAGCAACCCACCAAAAACAAAACAAGTTTCCGAGCAGGCCAAATTAGTCATCAACAAAGATCCAGAACACGCTCGTATAGAGAAAGAGCTGACCGGCAGGACTATGCTGCAAACGGCACAGTGGGCTGTCGATAATGCGCCCAATCAGTTTGCCAAGGCTATAGCCCAGAAAGTATCCAACCGCTTGAATGGCATGGCCAAGCGCGGCATCAAGTTGGACTTTGAGGTTACGTCTGGTGACCGCCGTCCGTTGAAAATGTCTGCTGCTCGCGGGCTGACCGAGTACGACTTTGGTAAGCGTGGTGAGCAGAAGATGGCATCCATCAAGATTACCTTGAATGGTGCTGCTGTCGTTGACAATCAGAGGGGCTACCCGCCTGGCACTCGGTACATCACGGTACTTCATGAGCTGCTGCACGCCGCAACTGTTGGGCAGATCAACGTGCTCAAGGGCGATGATCCAATAGTGAAAGAACTGCGCGACCTGTTCAACAAGGTTGTTACACACTTCAACACAGAGGTGCGGGCTGGCCGTCTTACTCCGTTCATGGAGAAGGTATACGCAGGCGAGATCAATCCTTTGACCGGGCCTGACGAGCTGGTGGCATGGGGGATCGCAGACCGTGACATGCAGGAGTTCCTGTCAGAGATTAAGGTTGGCGAACAGACCATCATGGATAAGCTTGTGGAGTTGATCCGCAAGATACTGAACGTTACCAAGCCATACCTGACCGCGTTAGATCAACTGGTCAAGACTACGGAGTCTATCCTTGACGAGGATGTAAACACGGTTGGAGACAGGATCATCTCCAAGCAGTACAGCTTTGGTGTTAGGCCGAATGAAGCTCCAGTGCAAGGTGCGCTGTTCGAGCAAGCTGGCAAGCCTAGCAAAGTTGAGGCGGTCAAGGAAAAGGCCAAGAAAGCTCTGCAAAAGCGCAAGCTCCCCAAGAGCCAGTTCGAGGGCGTGTCTGACGATCTGTATGCAGACTTGGAGCCAGTCTTTGCCCCTGAACGCAAGACCATCATCGACAAGATTGACGGGATGCGTGACGACTTTTGGATGAAGTTGGCGCAGGGTATAGCTGACCAGTACCGGTCTATCAAAGACATCAGCCAAGAAGCGTACATGAAAGCCCGCATGTCGAAGACTATCGACGGTGCGCTGGAGGGCATACTGTTCAACGGTGAGGTCAAGCTAACTGACGGCGCTCTTGATATCGCCAAGGATACAAAAGGGCTGTTGAAGGTGCTGGAGCCGGTAGGCGCAGAGGTTGACCGCTATCAGATCTGGGTGGCGCTACAACGTGATGCGGCGATTACCGAAAAATCTAACCGCGCTCGCGATGAAATATCTGCGGCTGAACAAGAAATCAAGAGGATGGGCGCTCTAAAGACAGAGGCCGGGAAAGCATTTGACAAAGAATCCAAGAAGATTCTTGATGATGACAGCCTTTCTTCTGCCAAAAAACGAGATGCGTTCAAGTCTTTGCGGAAAAGTTTGGATAACTACAGAAGTGATGTTGATAAAGCAATCTCTTCCAAGCGTGTAGAGATTGGCAATCTTAAGAAAAGCATCAAATTCCCTTCAATCAATCCAAAGATTGTTGCGCGACGAGACCAGTTGTCTTCAGGAAAGATTGGCGACAAGTCTCGGTTGGAGGTTTACAGGCAAGTTCAGAAGGATATGAACAAGCTGAACCGTTCGGTATTAAAGGTTGCGCTAGAGCAAGGGATTATTGATCAGCAAGCTTTTGAAACTCTGGCTCGCGACATCAATTACATACCGTTCTACAAAATGCTGGACGAGAACAGCGATGTACAAGCTGCGGCAACGAATACTGGGCTGGTAAACCAATACTTCTCGAAAGCGCTGAAAGGTGGAGAAAAACCGTTTGGCGATCTGATGGAAAACACGCTGCGGAATTGGAGTCACATCCTGTCTGCTTCCATGAAGAACGAAGCAGCTAATGCGACCATTCGTGCGACCATGGATATAGGTGGTGCATTTCCAAATTTGAAAAAAGCTTATGAGTGGCGGCTTGATGATGATGGTAGGAACGGAAAAGTTTATAGCTCCAAGACAGGTGAAATGATTGGCGATGGATCTTTGAAGCCAGAGTACACATCAAGTGAAGGAACTGGCTTGGTCAAGACTATGATTGACGGCAAGCAAGCCTACTTTGATATTAAAGATCCTATGCTGCTTGAGTCCATCATGTCGATCGGCTACATGGGCCCGAAGTCCAAGTTCATCGACATTGCAAAAAACTTCAAGAACATGCTGCAATTTGGCGTCACGCTGTCTCCGGGATTTAAGGTGCGAAACCTTTTCCGAGATTCTTGGGCTGCTATGGCAACATCAAATTTGAAGCTTGATCCTTTTGGTAATGTTGTCAAAGGTTGGGCTGACTCAGACAAGAACAATCCTGCACATATTTCTGCGTTGGCTGGCGGTGCCATTTTTAACTTTGGTTCCATGTATGAGGGCGACCAAGCAAAAATGGTAAAGAGGCTGATAGACAAAGGCGTTAATCCAGATACTATTTTAGATACGCCAGAAAAAGTTAAGAAAGCACTGGTTTATTTCTGGGACAAATATCAAGAATGGGGCAACAAATCTGAGGCTGCAAACAGGATGGCGCTGTACACTCAGCTAAAAGAAAAGGGTTACAGCCACCTTGAGGCATCTTTCTACGCGCGCGATCTGCTTGATTTTTCCATGCAGGGATCTTGGCCTGCGTTTAGATTTTTAACCAACGTCGTTCCATTCCTGAATGCTCGTGTGCAGGGTTTGTACAAGTTGGGCAGGGACGGCATCATTCCTACAAGCCGCGTTATTTACAACACAGCCACTGGCAAACCAATAGAGCTGACAGACAAACAAAAAGCACAGCAATTTTCTATTGTTATGGTTGCCACTGCCATGGCATCTCTTGCGTTGTACATGGCGTACAAGGACGACGACGAGTTTAAGAAGCGCGAGCAGTGGGATCGGGATAACTTCTGGTGGGTTAAGATTCCTGGAATGGATGAAGCTTTGCGCTTACCAAAACCGTTTGAGCTTGGCGCTTTTGGAACCATGGCAGAGCGTGTGGCTGAACAAATTTTTGACAAAGGCGCAGAGGGCAAAGTCTTCAAGGACAGCTTGAGCCGTATGTTTATGGATACGTTTGCCTTGAACCCTATGCCACAAATGTTCAAACCTCTGGTGGATCTGTACGCCAACAAGGACAGCTTTACCGGTGCGCCGATTGAGACTGCCGGCATGGAAAGGTTATCGAAAGAGCAGCGTGTGGCCGAGAAAACCAGTCCGCTGGCGATTGCTTTATCAAAAGTTGCCAATGTATTTTTGCCAGAATCTGCGGAACTGTCTCCAGTGCAAGCAGACTATTCAATCAAGGGATACTTCGGCTGGCTTGGGGGAACTGCTTCATGGCTGTCACACTATGCTGTGATGCCGTTTTCCAAGTCTGCTTATCCTGACAATAACTGGACTGAAACTCTATCTGCTGGCTTCATCAAATCTCTGCCGGCCACGCAGTCCAAGTACGTCACGGCCTTCTACGAGAACAACAAGGAGATCAGCCAGGCTTACGCTGACATGCGGCACTTCGCCCAGCTGGGTCAAGCAGACAAGGTGCAGGAGATCCTGAAGGAAAAGGGCGACAAGATTGCCATGGCCAAGTTCTACGACAATGCATCCAAGGATATGGCCAAGATGCGGCAAGCCATCCAGGCTATCCGTAACGATGAGAACATGACCGGCGCTCAGAAGAAGGAAGAGATCGACCGGATGAAGGTGTTGATCGGGGAGCTCGCCCGTCAGATGGAAGAGGCTCGGATAGAGGTCAAGAAGAGTTATGCAGCCTCTCAATAGTCATGGCCATCAAGTCCCACTCTGTGAGCTTGTACCGTGTATAGAACCCCTTGCTTCCTAACCCATGGTATCCGCTCTGTCCCTGATGGTGCTCCGGGCAGAGTGGAATCACCAGCCAGTCAGAAGCCCTCTGTGCTCCTCCAGCCGCGTCGCGAGGATGGTGCAGGTGAGCAGGGCTATGACCGTAGCCAAGATGGTGGCAGAGCACGCAACCAATCTCCGCTACTTCGTTCATGTACTGCTTAACTGTCTTGCTCATCTTGTCTATATTTCTTTGGTAGTTTGTAGTGCTTCTCCCATACTTCCTGCGGTATCTCGATAGACAGGAACTTGTGGTCACAATGCCGGCAGACTCGCTGGCGGTGAACAAAGTCAAACGTGCCGGTAATGTCCCGGTACTTGCGGGTGTCTGTCACCTGCGTAGGCTTGTCACAAGATGGGCACCACATGCTATTTCAGGATCTTGTCTGCTTCGATGAAGATGGTCTCCAGCGAGGTCAAGGTGGGCCGATATCCTAGTGCGTACGCCGCCGTGTTGGTGGAGTAGTACTTTTCCTTGATGCCAGTGGTAGGCATTCCAGCTTGATAGCCAGTGGTCTCGTACTGTAATCCGTACCGCTCGGCCATCTTGGTCAGCAGGGTGTCTTTGCTGATTGGCTGCCGGCTGTAGCAGTCGATGGCTGTGTTGATATTGTCGGTAGACAACAGCACGTTGATCATCTGGTAGAAGTCCAGCGGGCCGATGTAGTCGCGCAGGATCTGGTTGCGGTCAACCCGGTAAGGCACGTTCTCCTGAATGGAGCGGATCATGTCCGTGATCATGAACCGGTGCTTCAGGCTGATAGTGTGGCTGAAGTAATTGAACAGGCGCAGGTCAATGATGTTCCTATCGGATACTCTGTGCCGGATCTCTGCCATGGTTTTGGCAGCGCCGTAGTAGTTCTCAGGCTGGAGGTTGTTGATAGGGATGACGCTGACTTTCTGAGCATCTGCGGGCGTGGAAAAGTTGTCTCCGAACGCAGCACCAGAGGACATAAAGATATACAGGCAGCTCTTGTTGTGCTCCAAGTAATCCATGGCCATGCGGTCAAATGTTTCCGTGATGTTGAAGATGTTGGCTCCCATCTTCTTGACCCGCTCAGGGTTGCCTGCTCCCACGAAGTTGATGATGGCATCCAGACCAGTGCTGGCCGGGAAGTCAAAGTACGTGCGGCTGCTGTAGTTGCGCAGGTTGTTTTCTACCATCCACCTGCCCATGGCCGTAGCCTGGCGGGAGAACAGCTCAAGCTGGTGCTCGTCGCTGAAGGACAGGATCAGGTCTTTGGCAATCTGGCTGGTGGCTCCAAGGATGGCTATCTTCATGGCTGCACCATCTCGGCTGCCAGCTCCTCATCAGACAGGAACGGATACATGTCATGAAGCGGCGCTTGCTTTCCATCCTTGAATGACTGGGAGGGAAGTATCTGCTGACTTTCTGCACATATTACGTCTACGATGTGCGGCGCGGTCATTGTGAATATGGAGCGGAAGTGTTTGTCCATAGTTGGAATGCTCCAAGTCTTGGTTGCTGAGATTCTGAATGTTTCGGCTATCTCAAGGAAGTCTGGAAACCATAGACCTGTCTCACTGTTCACGCCATGCACGTTGCCGTAGAACTTTTCCTGCGTGTTCTTGATGCTGAGATACCCACGGTTGTTCAGGATGATGATCTTGATTGGCAGGTTGTGCTCGCGTATCACGGCAAGCTCCTGCACGTTTGACATGAAGCTACCGTCACCCATGATGGCTATGACGTTCTTGGCTCCAGCTTTAGCCACGCCGATCGCAGCAGGCAGAGCCCAACCCATGTCACCCTGAGACTGGCTCATTACCAGCCGCTGTCCAGCTTTGAACTTGTACGCCTGCGGCACCATATAGAAAGCACTGCCAGCGTCGCCCATGATTACGGCATCGTCCGGGCTGTGCTGGTGAATAGCTTCGAGTACGGCGTAGATGTTCAAGCCGTGAGTGTCACTTAAATACTCAGGCTGCATGACTGGCCACTTGGCCTTCCAGTGCTGGCACTTTGCTACCCATTCTTCCCGCGTCATAGCATGGCTCCAAAGAATCTTTTGAGGTCAGTGTGTATCTTCCAATCCACCGGGATAATGTCCTTGTTCAGCTCATCATTCTCGATGTCCACGTATATCTTGTAGGCCGTGGGATTGAACTGCTTGGGGTCATAGCCTACGACCGTGGATCCCAGCGACGTGCCTAGGAACAGCAGCAGGTCAGCATTCTGCATGGCAAAGTTGCCAGCCCTGTTGCCCCTGACGCCAACTGTGCCAATGTTCAGCGGGTGATCGTAGGATGCGTAGTCCTGTGCGCCGTAGGTGGTAACGAAAGGTATTTGGTACTTCTCCACAAAGTGCATGAAGGCAGCCACACGATCAGCCTGCCGGATGCCCACGCCGGCTACGATCAGCGGTCGGTCGCTTCGATAGATTTGTTTCCAGACACCAACGGCATCGACAGACTCAAAGTCTTCCCCGGCAATTTTGTACTTCACATCACCGACCATCTCTCCCGTTTGTATGTTGGCAGGTATGTCTACCCAGACTGGGCCTGGTCGTCCTGTCGTGGCCAGATGAATGGCATGTTGCAGCACAAAGGGAATCTCAGAGGACGACTCTACAAAATGTGCGAACTTGGTTATGGAGCGCATGGTTTTGACAATGTCGTGCTCTTGCGCCCCGTAGTGCCTGATCCTGATGTTGCTTTGCTTGTTGACCCAGTGGGCGGTGTTGTCCAGCCTTACGTTGCCCGATAGAAAAAGAACAGGAACACCGTCCTGATAACCATTAAGGACACTGGTAGTGCAGTTAGTGCCAGCACAGCCAGTTGTAGGATTAACAACGGCCAGTTTACCTGTGTACTTTGCTTCTCCGAGTGCGGCATGTCCTGCTCCTTGCTCGTGGTGGTAACAGATGTATTCGATGCCGGGGTGCTTGATGAAACCGTCGTTCAGTCCTGACGCTCCGCCACCCATCAGACCATGCACGCGGCGCACGCCTATGCTGTGCAGGTACTCGGCTATCCAGTCAGCTACTCTCATCGGTACTCCTTCATGAACTTGTCAATGGTGTCGCACACGTAGTCCAGCATTGGCTGCGTCAAGGACGGCTGCACGCCCAGCCAGAAGGTGTTGTGCATCACATAGTCGGTCTGTTCTAGGCTGCCGTGGATACGGTAGTTCTGCCCCTTCAGGAACGGCTGCTTGGTAGCGTTGCCAGCGAACAGCAGGCGGGTGCCGATGTTGTAACTGTTAAGGTACAGGATCATCTCCTGCCGCTTGAACTTGACCTCCGGCGACAGCGTGATCGGGAACCCGAACCAGCTGGGGTGAGCGTCTGGGTAGACCGTCGGCAGCCATAGCTCCTCGTAGTTGGACAGACGGTTGGCCAAATAAGAATAGTTCCCACGGCGCATGGAGATGAAGTAGTCCAGCTTCTCCAGCTGGGCTACGCCACACGCGGCCTGCATCTCCGTGATCTTCAGGTTGTAGCCCAGATGCGTGAACACGTACTTGTGGTCATAGCCGAAAGGCAGTCCCTCGAACTCTTGGCAGTACCGCTGCTTGCAGGTGTTGTCCTTGCCAGGCTCGCACCAGCAGTCCCTGCCCCAGTCCCGGAAAGATTCCACCAGCCGGGTGAGCTTGGTGTTGTTGATGATCACCGCACCGCCTTCGCCCATCGTGATGTGGTGCGCCG